GCTCTTCCTACCTGCAAGATTGGAGTAGGTTAGACCTGTGTTCGGTATTCCTCGTAAGCAATGCTCCCTTGCGCTTTCGACTGCCTTTTCTGTGCAGCCTATCTGCACAAGGGAGTTGCATACCTCATCGGTATCTGATGATTCCAAACCGTAAAACACAAGAACTTTCCAATCGTACTTTTCTAGATATATCTCTTGACTTATCATAAAATATCATCCCATGGAATGCCGATGCCATTATGGTTGCAATCGGCATAAAATCTGTTAAAGATGAAGCCATCCTTCTGATCGGTATCATCAACCATATCTTTCACGAACAAAGCCATGTGAGCTTCGTCCTCGATGGAAGACTTATAGAAATCAGCCTTAACCATGTTTGCCACATAGACATGATCATAGCCTACATTATTTTCAAGTGTCACTCCCTGCTTGGTAAGGATGGATTCAACCTTATCCTTATCCATATAGTCAACCTCCTCATCCTTTTTGGTGACTGGGTTGTATTTTCTCATCTGAGCGACTGCCCATTCGCAAGCCTTCTTGTTGAAGTGCCAGCCATTATATCTCAGATATGCTATCATTCCTTCTGGCTTCATATCGTAAGCATCCAAAGGCATTCTACATTTTCCCATAGCTTTTTCTATTAAGGGTGGCAGGGAAAATCCCCCACCACCGAATTAAACATTAGTAGCGTCCACCGCCACGGCGACCATAGTAGCGTCGCTCTCCATAGCTGTCTTCGTCACGCCAATCTTCATCGTCCCACTTGTCACGATAGTCTGGCATTGGCATACGGTTTCCCATACGCTCGCGCTTCAAACTATCCAAGCACTTCATAACCTTGCCACCTGCTCGAACCATTTCTTCGCAGTTGTCAACAAGCTCATCGAACTTGTTTTCCGTAATTTCTACCATATATCCCATAGCAATTACTTTTTAAAATTGTTACCGTTCAAAGCCTTAGACAGCATGGATTCAATATTGGATAGCGTTCCCTTCATGCCGCTGACCTCTGATTTGAGGTTATTGATGTCTTTTTCCTGCTGCTTTTCCTTAGCAATCTGTGGGTTGATTCTAGTGAGCATTTCCTCGCAGGAGCTTATAACTCCATTGTGGTAATCTACACTTTCCACGACTCCCTTTGAATGTCGCAACATAGCATCAATCTCTGCGCACATAGCTTCTCTGCTGTCACTGACAACAACACCTTCATTGCCGAAGTTCACTATCTGTGCCGTAGATGGCAGCTTTTCGAAATTGACCTGCTGGTCTTCTACTTGTACCTTAACATCAACGGTCGTCTCCAATGTCGGAGTCTGTCCTGGCACGTAGCTAGGATATTTCTGCTGAGGATTGCTGACCGATATTACTTGACCGATTCTTAGAGTCGGCTTTTCTCCTCCCTTGTCTAAGATGTAGAAGAGAGAAGACTGTCTTAGTCCTTGAAACATTTTCTTTCTCTTTTAAAGGGGCAGACTTTTCAGTCTGTCCCATAGTTAATACTCTGTTAGCCGCCTGTAGGCTGCTGAAACCCAAGCAGTCGGATAATACCGCTCTTCTTATTGATGTATGCCAAAGCCTCCGTAGTTTCAGAAACGCTAGCTCCCGTCACTGCATTTCCCGCATGATCAACAACTGGCACCTTTGTTGTACCGGAAGCTGTTCCGCTAGTGTTGGCAGTTCCGTTAACAGTGGTAGAGCCACTATTTGGAGTTACGATTGTGACAGGAAGTGCTGCACTTGCTGCGGCAACTCCTTGATGTATCTTCAAGAGTACGATGCACTCGCAAGGCAAAGCATTATAGTAGCAAGGATTGATACCATAATCTACACTCGCATCTGTGACCTGCTGAGCATTTGTCTTCAGCTCATAGATACCGCCTACATCAATACGTTTGATTTGGTTTCTCTGACCGATTGGAATAAATGGATTGAATGGATATAAAGGGAACATAGTTACCTCCTTTCCTAACAACCGCATCCTACAGTTGAACGAGAAGCCGCTACATCACCTGCATAAGCTCCCATGGCGGCAGCAGTATAAACGTCCTTGTTGAATACTCCGTACTGAGGGTACTGAACACTGATGGTATTAGGCAACTTGCACTTGATACCAGCCACCTCTGCCTGCAGTGCAGCCAAAGCTGCATTTACTGGTGTGATGACCTGCGCCTGATAAGACTGCAAAGCCTGTGTCTGATGCTCGTTTGAAATCTGAGCAAGCAGAGCACTATTCTTCTCTCTCAAAGCATCGAGCTTATCCTGCATTGCCTGTGTCTGCATCTGATCCAACTTAGCCAAGACAGACTGATTGTTAGCATCTGCCTTGTCACGGAGCATCAAAGCATTGGCATTTGCCGTATCATTGATGGCGTGGGTCTGCTGACAGATAGACAACTTGAGGTTGCCATCCATAGCAGTTATGGCTTTGTTGGTCTTGCAGCAGCATTCTGCCAACTGAGTAGCGATGGCATTATTACCCTGCATGATAGCAGTCAAAATCTGATTAGCATTCATGCCCATCTGATTGCCGAGGTTGCAAATCTGATGACCTAAGCCATTGATTGCAGCCATGACTGCGTCACTTGATGTGTTGAGGGCTGTAGCCAAGCTCTGAACGTCGAAACCATTGCGCTGAACAGCCTGCATGATAACGGCTGTATTGGCATCATTGTTAAGCATAGGTACAACACCGCCCTGTCCGTTAGAACCCATGCAGCGATTACCTCCGAAGAACCCCATACCATTATTGCCCATAAGGATGAACAACAAAAGGATAGCAAAGATGTCTTCACCCCAACCATTTCCGTTTCCACGGTTGTTCATGAGTGCAATAAGACCTGGGTCAACACCCTGTCTCTGCATGAGTGCAGGAAGCATAGCCAAGATTCCATTAGAGCCTGTGCCGCTTGTGCCGCTCTCTGGATTGAACACGTAAGTTTTACTTTCCATATCCCGAATTTTTAATTTAACCTTAATATTTAACTAACACTATTTGTAACGTTACGTGTGCAAAGTTAGAAAATTGTTTTGAAATAAGCTATAAGGCTATCATAGTTTCCTTTAGTGGCTCTAAATCAGTGGTTTATGGTGATAGTAGGTAGACTCATTTTTTATCCTCTTAGAACGGAAGAATTTACTTTGCAAACAAAAAGGGCGACCGCTCATCACGAGTAGTCGCCCTAGTTATCCATAAATAAATCTTAAAACCTTAATTAAACAACTTTTCTAAGAACATTTCTTTTTCTTCCTTGATATATATAATAAGTACATAACTATGAGTATAAAGCAGAACCAAAACATCTGCCCCGTTTTTAAGAATATCTTCTGCATACTTGACAGAGATTTCTCTTTTATAGAAGGAGCGTTAATCTTATAGAACTGAGAAGTACCAATCTTTGATAATGAGTCACATCTTTCTCTGTAATATATAAAGCTATCTTTGTATGCTTTATATGTACTGATGGTATCGAGTAGCATTCTTCGTTCCTTTTCAAATAAATAGTGACTCTCGTAATGAAAACGATCTTCACCAATCTTATTCCCTTGCGCATCATATCGGGTTGCTGTGCTATCTTTTACATAGCTGCTATCTTTTATAGCCTTTTCTGTTTCTCGCTTTTGGATATGTTGCCATTGCTCGAAGGCATAAGACAATCGGGTAGTGAAGAGGGAATCGAATTTCTTTTCACTCTGCTTGTCTGTGATGAAGGTTTGTGTAGTTACTGCTCTAGGAGTACTGCACCCTAAGACAGAAACAAGCGCAAGACCTACCACTAGGGTAATGGTTGCCCATTTCCAAAATCTTATATCATACCATTTCATCATTTATTCAATTTTAGATTATCATACGTAATGTAGCTAAGTCTGCGAAGCCATCCTTTAAGAAAACCTTTCTGATCACCGACTGCTATTCTCTTTAGATAAGCTTTTCTATCCTTCTTGAAGGATTCGAATAGTCTTTCTCCATTGGATTTATTAATGGCATACAGCGTCTTATTACCGATAATACCATCTGCTGTGATACCTAATACAAGTTGCAGATGTTTTACAGCTTTACTAACTCCACTATTATAAGCGAAGTCTACTAGCATATTGGCTACGCTCTGATCCTGTATTTTATCTGCCTTGCAAGCATTCCAATAGTTCTGCTTAAAAACTCGATGAAAGTCTTCCTCAGTAAGGCGTTTTACGTCTTCTTCATTAAGAACACCATCACCATTCTTGTCATACCCGACTCTTCTCCAGGTAGCAAGGGTGATGCCGTATTTTGTTGGACCGCCCTTATCTTTCTTGTTATTTGTGTATTTGTCCGTTTCCCAACTGAGGATAAACGGAACAAGTTTACTAGAATCAGCCATGTTTACTTCTCCTCCTCGCTATAATCATTTCTTTGAATAATGCAGCCAAATACAATAATGCTTACTATAATAGCTGCCACCATAATAATCGCTAACATCATATCTTTTCCTCCTTTTCCGTGTAATTTAGATAGTCTGACAAATATGGAATCTTCTCGATAAATTTGAAGCGCATGAGATAATAGAGGAAACTCACTACATACCAAGGAGGGGTACCCTTCTTGAATATCTGTTTCAAGTTCTTCAGAATATTGCATCCATAGAACCACAATACTAGATACGAGATAAAGGAAACACATTGAACGGAACCTTCCATTTGTCCTTTGAATCGCCCGATTGCATATACTGCTGCACAAAGGACGAAGAACACGGTAGCGTGACCGATGCACACAACTGCTTTCTTCAACTCGAAGTTCTCTCCTTTTGCAATCATGCCACTAAGATAACCGAAAATAAAGTTGAGGGTGAAGACGATCATAAGCGAAGACAACTCGCCTTCAATCGGTTTAAGATAGGCGAGGAGTGCAAGAACTACGCCTACAACAATATCTTTAATTCTATCTGCCATACTATAACTATTTGATGATTAAACAATAACGCTGCAAATATACAACAAAATATTTAATCATCAAATAGATTTCACGAAAAAGTGCAAAACTTTATTCTAACATATAAAAAAGAGAGGCAATCACTTACCTCTCTTACTCTTTATGTAGTGTAGTATATCCCACTTCTTAAAATATCGGGTATGCCCACGCTTTTTGCAAACGCCGTTCGGAATGTCACCTCTAGCAACCATTCTATTCAATGTTGCATCAGAAACGTGAAGCTTCTCTTTAACCTCCTCGGTAGATAGCATCGGATTGAGCATATCGGGGATTATGTCGCATAATCTATCAAGATCCTCATCGCTCATTCCGCAGGCGGTGATTTTCTCACCATTTCGCTGCTGCTCGTCAGCCTTAAAGCAAGCGTCAGCCAACGACTTCAAAGCTGTACCTAGCAACTTATAACTTAATATCTTTCCCATATATTATGCACAAATTTTACGTCCTAGTTTCGTATCATTAACAAACATTCTAGCAAAGCTATACAAATAGAATATAGTTGTCACGACCATGACCGTAAAGCATGAATCCACCATATCTTTAGTTGTGTACCAACTCCACTCTACAATATGAGCCGCATTGATGCCTAAGAAGTATATAAATGGAATGCGATACCACTGACACAAGAAGAAAAATCTACTTGCAAGTATCGTCACCATCGGCAGGACGTAAACCATGAAATAAATAAAGATATAGCAAGGCATATTTTCATTATATGGGATAAACATCTCACGGGGATGCTGAGAGAACTCACATATTCCATAAGCATGAAAGCACATAATAATGATAGGCACATACTTGCAGAACCAGCGAAAAAACTTTAGTATTCTCCTGCTATACCGATTACCATGCTTCTTAAGCATATCCATCAGCTCGGTAACGTCCACATTATTCAATAGCCGTTGAACTTCGGCTTCGTCTTCTTTAGTCATAATTTGCTAATTTATAGGGTTGATTTAAATTAAATGATGTTGCAAAGATACACTCTTTTGCACAAAACCAGCGAAAATGAGAATATTTTTGTGTTAAACTTTATAAAAAGTAACAATCTGAAAGTAGATGGCTGCAAAAATAGCGTTAGAACGGCTTTCTTGCCAAATTCTAACGCTATCAGTGTTTATCCTATCACAACCTCAAGGCTCTCCATATCAGCGAACTTCAAGCCGCAATCCTTAGCAGCCTTGAAAAGCTCTTTCTCTTCAACTGCCTCGATGGCTACCTCTACCTCGGCATTGGCAAGGTCTGAGAAGTACTTCTCTGTCTTCTGCTTCTGATTAAAAAAGTACTGATTGACCTCCGCAAACTTGGCTGAATCTTCCTTGTTATATTCGTAGCCCTCATCGGCGTGCTTCTGCTCTAGCTGTTGGCACTCCTGAAGCTTGCGCTGCATCTCCTCGAACTTATCGTCCTTCAAGCTCTCCTGTGCTTCCTCCACATCTTTGTCGTAGGTATCGGCTACGTGGCGCAGAGCCTTCATATTCTTCCAAACTCGCATAGCGGCATCATCACTCATTGATGATGTCTTCAATGCCTTCAATGTTCTGTAGGCTGCAACAGCCTCGATTGTCTTAATCTTTTTCATAATTGTTTCTTTATTTTTATGTTATACAATATTCTTCGTCAGATTGCCATAGCAGAATACCTTTCCTATTAACAGTGCAAAGTTAAGAAAATAATTCCGAATAGCAGTGCAGGAGGAGCAAAATTTTCGAATTTTAAAAATCAGCTTCCCCACGTTGGGTAATCACTAGGACGTAATGTGTCTGCTTTCTCGGTGAGAACGTAAACCACAAATACATTTCTAGCACATTTATTATATTAAGAACATCTACGTTTTAATGCATAATATAACGACCTCCTGGAGGAACTTGTTTCCATCCACCATCTATATTAATTTCAAAAGATAATTGACACATTTGTCCATAATAACCTCCTTCATAAATATTATCAAATCTTATATATACTTCAACATAATCTGTTCTATCACCTTCAGGAATAGTTACAGAACCTGTACCTTGACCAGAGCTATTAGATACGTGACCTCTTCCGTATGTTATCTTATTATTACCATAAGCAGCAACACTTCTAAATATGCCATCAGTAATTGTAAATGTAGCATCAGGAAGTTTATATATTCTAGCTTTACAAATACAACTACCACCAAATAATTCTCTCAATGATGAGAAATCAACAAAACCACTAGAACCACTTTTAATACTTTCCATATTAATTTGTCTAGGATAATAATTAAAAATAATATCACCTTGAGGAGCTATAAAAATTATTTTTGTATTATCATATAAAGATGAATTACGAGTATATGCTAAAAAAGGTACAATAGTAACTTTTTTAGCATTACCTATATCAAAAGTTATTTCTTTACTAGCGTATATATAATCTGTTGGTTTTTTACAATTACCGACATAATAAATTTTATAAATCTTATCATTAACATTATATGGTGAATCGTAACGAATTTGAACCCAAAAAGACCAAGCTAAAGATAAATCAGTTATTATATCATCCATAGTAATATTTATATTATCATCAACATCTGTTTTCTTATATAAAATACAATTAAATTTAGGAGTTGAAGAATAATAACATTCAACATACGTTGTTGCAGGAATAGAAGTTCGGAATTCATTACCTTCTGCTTTACTGTTATAGTTTCTAAAATCACTTAATCTATAAGGAGAATTAGCGCCACCTTTTGGAAAATGTTTTCCTGAAGCATTTACATAATGTGAATCAGTACTTGCATCTTTATCAATACCGTTATGTCCATATACATTATCATAATAAAAATATTCACATGCTTTAATTGCAAAACCTTCTCCTCCATAATTATTACGTAAATTCTTATAAGTATCCATAGGTATATTCATACCACAACGAACAACACAAGTATATTTACTAAACGAAGATGTTACTATTTCCTCAGAGTCTTCTCTAATAGGATATTCTTTAAAATCACCTTTACAACTAATAGGTTTATACTTACTCCATATATTTATATTTTCACTCTTACAAAGAGTAGCAAGGTCATTGCTACTCTCTCCAAGAGCTTGTTTAACATCATCAATGCTAACAGGAGCACTAATAATTCCAGTTTCACTATTGTAAGACATAATCTTTATTTTTTAAATATTCAACTTCAGTTCCTTATTCTGTTACAACTTCTTTGGTAACAACTCGCTCTACTGTTACATTGAACACTAGGCAAGGCAGCTCTATAAGAGCCACCCTGCGTTAATACTCACGATACTTACTCTGCTGCCTCGCTTGCCATATTAGCGGCGATAGCGGAATTAACCTCCTTAATCAATGCTGATACCTCACTGAGCTTGCTCTGCGGAACACCGCTGATGTTGTAGGTCAGTTCGCTGCCGTTGGAGCTAGCGTTGGCATTGCCGAGATAATTACCATTTGCGTCACCATAGATACTCATATTGATGCTCTCAATGTTGCCACCCGTCTTGTCAACATTGTAGGTGATTTCTACTCGATAGCCGCCCTTGGTATAAGTGGCAGCTGTCTGTTCACTTTTCTTGTTAATCTTTAAATTCTCCATTTTCTAATCTAATTTAATGAATTAATATTCTTGTTATCTAATCTCTTCTTGTTGCAGTCTTCCTTATCTCCACTCAATCGCTGAACCTCTGATTCGAGGAAGACCACCCGAGCCTTTAACCTGCTGACCTCATCGCCCACCTGCTCGATAGCACCGAATGCCGTTGCAATCAGCTTCGGAGACCAGTAGTTAATCTTGTAGTAGCCCTTCTCGTCCGTCTCCACGATGTCCTTTAAGTGAGGGTTGCACAAGACGTACTGAGCAATCCAACCGATAGACCTTGTGTTGTCCTTCTTCCAAGCAAAGCCGAATGTGCCACCCATTGCCTTGATGATACCCAAGTAATCCAGCTTCCGCAAATCCTGCTTCAAGCGGATGTCAGAAGATTGATAAGCTGTAACTCCACCTTTAGCAAGAATGCTATTAGGGAAGTAAGTATTCATATTATAATCGAAATTATATATATGACCTGTATGACCCATAAATCTATCAGTAGGAAATGAATACTTAGTAAAAGAAAATATTCGTATTTTATTTATTATAGTATTACGTAAAGCAGTAGTCTTTTGGTCATGTTTAAATCTAAATCTAATATATCTATTATAATTATTTCCCAAACCATAACCTGCATTAACTTCAGATATATTTATATAATTAACTTGATTCCATCCAGTCACATGTTTAGTATAAGTTCTAACTACAGCACCACTATTATTTAGACATTCTACAGTACAAATAGTATCAATACCATTTGATATATCAACACTAGCAAAATAAACTTGAGAGTAACAATTGTTAGAGATTTCAAAAGTAACCATTAATTCATTCTTTTTTACTTGAGCTAATTTCTCAGCATCATTATTACCAGTGATAACATTATAACCTAAGCAAACTTGAGTTAAACCTGCATTACTAGCATATAGATTAAATTTAGCATCATTACCCATAGGATAATTAGTCCAACTATTACCGCTATCGTTAGAATATTGTACAGTTACTTGATTAACTTGTATACTATCAGTAATAGCAGTAATTCCAGAACATAAAGCATCAGCTGAAACATAACAACTAGTTCCTTTATTATTAAATTCATAATTTGCAGGTAGTATACCTTTATTAGATATTAAACCATCAACTGATAAATTACCATTAATAGTAGCAGCACCTGAATAAATATTTTTAAAATAAGCATAACCATCTTGGCTTATAGACCAAATACTAGAATTAGTTTGACTACATATATCTTGAGTACATACCCAACCAGAATTATTAGCATTACCTAAATATAAATTACCGCCACTACCTCCAATTCTAGCTCCACTATCAGGAGTTATGGTTGTAATACCTGGAAATTTAAGTGTACCATTACTTCTTTTATTAGAATAATAATTAAATACAGTTCCATCGGCTATACCTAAATATATAGCATTAGCAACAGTATCATATTTAAGACCAGCCCAATCACTATACTCCCAGTCGGCTGCTCCAAAACGAATAGCAGCACCAGTATTAAATACTACTTGGTCTTTTATAGCTGATATACGAGCATTAGCATTTACATTATTATTTAATATTATAGCTCCGTTTTCAGAGTCACTATTATTTATGTATATTGTTCCATTAACATTACCAGTACCATCAAAACTTTGACCCCATATCGTTCTTGCTGCCGCAAGTTTGGTAGCACTAGCTACATTATAGTCATTATATGCTATTTGATAATTATGTAATGTGAATATATTAGATGTAGGCAAAGCATCTTGACCACTCATTTCATTTGTCCACAAATCACCTTTAGAAAAACTAACTTCATAAGTAGATTGTCCTGAGTAATTAAAAGCAGCCATATAAAGCTCACATTGCGTTTTGCTAGTCTGATGTAAATAGAACGTTGTAAACGCTCCTCCTCTATAAGATTCACTATGAGCTTCAAAATAGAATCCATTAGAATTTGCATTACCATTTGAAGCTCTAATTACAACAGTCATGGTTTTATCAGTATTCACCGCTTTATAACCAATTCCTGAGTTAAATCTTAATTTACAAACATGACCATATTGACCAGATGTTAATGTACCAACTTTGATAATACGATTATGAACATTAAACGTATAAATACGATATAATTGATTTGCATGGACACCATCAACAGTATCTGCATTTCCAGCACTACTAGCATAAGCACAACTTCCACTAGAAGTAATATAACCAGTATCATTAGTAAGTTGACTTACTTTTGTAGGTATTTCACTCTTCTTAGCATAATCTGCAAGACTTTGATGAGAAGTAAGATAAGTTCCTAAATCTACAGCAGTTCCACCAGTAGCTGCAATAGTTTTAGTAACACCGTTAATCTTAACACTATGTGTATGACTAGTTGCCGACTTACCACTAAGAAGTGAATCTACACTACTTTTGGTATAATAGTTAGCAAGACTTTGGTGAGAAGTTAAAAATGTAGCACCTTTAGTAAATGTAATACCCTTTCCGCTTTTAGATACAGACGTGATAGCATTCCCACTTCCACTTACAGATATTGCATTAACGTAACCATCAAGTGACTGATGACTAGTTAAGAACGTACTACCTTTAACTACGCTGATAGTAGTACCATTCTTGGTGACAGACGTAACCGCATTACCGCTACCGCTGACAGAAATAGCAGTAGCACTACCACCTTCCAAGCTAGAGATACGAGAATCAAGAGCCTTGATGGAGTAGGCAGAGGCAATCTCACTCAGCGATTCTGATGTAAGCTTCAAGGCATTTGAATAACTCTTCACACTGCCGTTCAAGCCGCCACCACCGCCCGTGGTAGATGCTCCTGCTCCGTATGCCGTGATACCGCCTGTAGCATAGAGATTACCATCAATCTTGATAGCTTTGTTGGTTGCATCATACGTGAGCTTAATGCCATGGAAGGAGATTGCGCCCTCGAAGGTAGCATCGCCCGATACACCAAGTTTAGAGAATGGTGCGTTTGGCTTCAGTGATACAAGGTCGGCAACGCTCGTTCCTGTACTTCCTTCCTTCCAAGTCGGCTCGAAGAAGATGAGGTATGCGCCAAGATTCTTTTCGCTGATGATAAACGATGTCGGGTCTGCGTGAACCTTTCCGCTCACATCCCACCAGATAGCACCATTGGCAAGATAGCCAGAGCCATCGAAGCGGATGATGGAGGTTGCAGGGGTAAGATTTCCGCTATTATAGTCCTTATCCACCATCTGACCGCCCCACCATGTTGCGATACTCTTCTTTCCTCTATTTGGGTCTATTGCTCCGTTGATACCGCTCTGAACGTTTCCGTCTCCGTCTCTCAGCGCAAGGAGCGTTGTCATTACAAGACCACCGTCAATATCTGTAGTCTGACCGAGCGCATCCTTGAGATACTTGTAACCTGCGAGGTCTGTGATATTCTGCTTCAAGTCACCATATATCTTGCTAGTGATATAGGCGTTTGCCAAGCCAAGTTTGTCATAGAATGCGCTGTATGCGGACTGAAAGTTGGTGAACTTCGTTCCCACGGCTGAGACGATAGCAGCCTTGCCGTTGGTATCAGTCTCATTGTATCTTTTAGATATATCTGAAAGATCCTTGATGAGTTCTTTCTTGGCATCAGAGAGGTCAGTGAAAGCGGAAGTGAGGTCAGTGAGTTCCTTGGTGTCCTTCAGTACCTCTGCGTTCTCCACCTCATTATATGACTTCTGCGCAGCCGCAAAATCATCTTCAAGTCGCTTCGAGTCCTGCGCCATAGCCGCAATCTCGGAAGGCTCTAGGTAGCCATCGGTAACATAATTATCGAATTCCTTCTTATTATCAGTGACCGTCTTTCCGAGGTTCGTAATATCCTTCTGTGCGGTCTGTGCCGCCTTCTGAGCATCTTCTGCTGCCTTTTTGGCTGCGTTGGCAACGGTATCATCGGTGTATTTAGATGCTTTAATCCAATCACCGATGGCGAACTGAGAACCTGCCGCTTTGTTGGTCTGACAGCGCAATACCTCATTCTTGTAGGTACTGCCGTCAGAAGGATAAGTGGCATTAACCCATATATCGCCAACCTGATAAGGTGTCGTAGGCTGAACGCTGAACACCTTCATCTTCCCGTTTGCGGTCTCCTGTGCCATTCTTGCATCGGAAAGGGCTTTGGCGATGTCGGTATCTGTAATGATAGTCCACTTATAGGTGTTGCTATCCTTGGCAAAGCGGTATGCCTTGCCCGTCTTGTTGTCGTAGTAAAGGTCGCCAAGATGGATTTCTTTATCCTTATCGGTCTTCCAACTGATGGCTGGGGCATTCTCCAATGTAGGTACACCCTCATAGAACCACGTTTCGATAGCACCATCCACCTGATTCTGCAATTCGCCAATCTTCTTGAAATACTGAGACAATTCCTTGCCATCCACAGTGGATTTAGCGGAAATCTTAGCCTTAACAGACAATTGCTTAGTGCTGCTATCATATCTGATATAAGAGCTGCCCTCATAGCCATTCTCCTTTGTAGGTCTATCACCTACATACATATCACCATAGACGTTGAAGAATGCCTTGTTATTCTGCTTATTCACACCATATTCCACATACTCCCTATTGGCAAAGGAATAGCTGTTGATGCCGTGATAGAGGCTGATGGATGGCGAATAGGTATCTACCGCCGAGAAGATAAGGCAGTTCTGACGTTCTACATCGGTTCTATTACCGCACTGGTTGAGCACATCACCTTTAGCAGGTACATCGCTTGCCGTAGCGCAATCGGTATCGGAGAGGTCGATGTAATGATATTTCTTTCCTTCCAGTTCCACGGGGTCTTCATCACGACCGATTACCAATCGCCAATAGAAGTGATTGCCAGCCTTGTGATAAGCGCCCTTGCGCACGTTGAATGATTCCGAGCGCACTTGGTCGCCAACAGCGAAATCATTATCCACGGCATCGCCTTCCTGCTCTGCTAAGAAATAGCAACGATAAGCCTTCTGTGACACATTATTATATGTCACAGTAACCTCTTCTACCTTATGAGCCACCACACCGCCAGCAGGAGAGATTATCTCCTTACCGCCGATGGTGGATGTTTTATTGATGACCAGCTCCTCGAAGATAGCCTTCATTCTTACCTCTAAGTAATCTGTGATGAGGTGCGAACGACCTTCTGCATCTGGAGTCCAGGAGCCTCCGTTCTCATTGTTGGAGTTACCGACAAGCAATCCACTAAAGAACTTCTGCACCTTTTCCCAAGTGATGGTGCCCTTTGCGGTGTTATCCAGCAGCCTAGATACAAACTCCATCCTAGAGCGTCTAGCAGAATAAACGTTACTATCGGATGCAGGAGTGGTATCGTTCATGCCAATGACATAGACACCTCCACCATTACCGCTTCCTGTGCCGCCTATCTGCATTCCATTCACCTTAATGGAGTCAACCTTATCTTCCAACTTACCCAACCGGCTAGTAGCTGCCTTCTCGCCAACCGTGTACTGAGGGTGGTCGTAAGGGATATCCAAAGGTATCTCCATTCCGATGATACGAGAGTTTCGGTAGTGCTTGCCATCCGCATCCACCTGCGCAAACATATCATTAATCAGCTTTACCTGTTCACCGAGAGGATGGTAATCGTATATTCCATCATTGTAGAACTTGTCGCCATCCATCGTGCAGGTGAAGTTTGAATTGCTGATCATGGTCTTCTGATAGTACTGCTTCGCTCTATCGAACAGAGATAATTGAGCAGTAGGGATGAGGTCCGTATCTGTAATCTTGGTTGCGTCCCAATTGAACAGGAAGTACTTATCACCTACCTTCGGGCACATAACGCCATCGGGAAGAGTTCTTCCGTAAGTGTCATTAGCAACAATCTCAAAGTAGTTAACCTTGTCAATGACTTTGAAACTAACATCGAACTCCATACCCATGAGAGCACCGCTAGTGAACTTGATGCCTAAAGTGAGGTTACTCTTTATCCAACTCTCCTTGAAGCTATTAGTGAAAGAGTCTGTAGAAGTGACCTGCCAAAACGTCTGTGTAGTCTTCGTCCCGTCTTCGTTATCAACGGTGCTATCATACGTCTTGATACTGCTGACAACACTCTCAACCTTTGGATATTCTTCCTCGAACATCACGACACCTTCGATAGCCTGCTTGTCGTTCTTCACGACATTCACATTCTCCAGGTAGCCATCCTTGGCATAGAAACCATCACTATCTACTTCCTTGTTAGGGAGCATGAGGTAATCGGTAGCTACACCATCGGTGGTGACGTCCGCATCGGCACCAGTGAAATATCCCTTCGGAATATTTCTGTCTGAGCCGAATGCGTACAGTCTCGTAATATAAGTTGACTTAGATTCCGAATAGGACATAGACAGAACATTAACATCCTGTTCGAATGTTGTCTGCCCTTCCATTTCGCAATATCCAAGGTATATAATAGAGCCATCTATCCACCACTCGCAGTTGAGTGCGTCTTCAGAACAGATAGCGTTGAGAGCATCAAGAATACTGATGGAGCCGTACTCGATCAAGAATCTCTTCTGAACATCGAAAGCCTTGTTGTTGTACGTAGTGTAGTCAACAGAGAACTCCTTGCCATTGTACGTAAGCCCTAGCGCCTTTAGGTTGCCGAGTATAACGTTCATGTGTACACCTACAGTTGTGGTGAGGTTGAAGGAGGTCTCGTTGGCTCCGTGCTGAGGGCGATACTTGCAAATCTTATTCTTCCAAGACATATAGTAGGCATCCATCTGCATTTCGTAGTCGTAGCCATCACTATCATTGTGCTTAGGGAAGTATGATGATGTAAGCTCAAAGTAGCCGAAGTCGGGAATCTCTACGGAGTCCCCAATCTCGAAATAGATAGGAGTAGCCGTAGTGAACTTCAAGATGATGTAGTGGTGGTCCATAAGCTGATATGACAGCTTAGAACCCTCACCGAAGTCCTCTAATGTGAAGAATACCTTGTTATTTCTCTTAATCTGAATCATAAGCTTGTATATTTACTTGTTTCACCTCTGTCACTAGGGTCTGGCTCGTTGAGCTTTAGGCTGAACTTTGCCATTTCCCGAATGCACTGACTAAACTGAGTGCAGGAGAGATAGATGCACCGATACCACACATTAGGCTGAAATCGGGTGCGGATAACCAACTCTCCCTTAGCAAGAACCTCCTCGCAGAACCTAGCATAGTTCGTCATGAACGTATCTGAGTCCTTGGCGGTCATATTGAACGGCAGCGTTATCTCCCTCTCATCCAATCTAGGATTGTGCTTGATAACCGACTTTCCGTCCTTTGATCGATACTTGTTGCTGATGAACTCCTTGTTTGGTGCAGGGGTCATGAGTGCACTGAGGGCAGTTTCGTCTAGGAAGATGCCCCACGTAAGGTAGGCATCATTACCATTTATGTAAAGTTGTCCTTTAAGCATAACTATTTAATCATTAAATAACCTCATAGGCTTCGCTGTGAGCCGCTTTTTCTATTGTTGAGTGTAGTTGTAAGGGCAGATAAGCGAAAAGCCTATAGAGGTCAAATATCCTTTAATCTTCTGTTCATGTCATCCAGCTTAGTTCCGAAGTCATTGTAAGTGAGCTTTGAATACTTCACGATGTCTTCGAGATAGCTGTTTGTCATAATCATCATATTTCTAATCTCCAATACTGCGCCATTGGTTGAGATTCCGAGTGTAACGATGCTCTCCATCTGTGATATGGTGGTAGTCATGTTCTGAGCGATAGACTCTTCAGCAATCTGCAGGGCGGTGAAGCGACCATTCAGCTCGTCCGCGGTATCTTGCCCCATAGATGCCCATCCTCCGCTTGTTGCGGTCTGTGATGAGGATGAGGAACCAGTGTAGCCTGTCACCTTCGCCCAATAATCACGTCTCTTCAAGCCTTCCTGGACTATATCATCGTAACGCTTGTTGAATGCGTCTATGTCGATTTTCGATGAATCTCCATTTGCAGCATCTATTGCATCTGCCCAATCCTCATAGAGTTTTTTCAATTTCCCATTCATGAGGTCTTCTATCGAGTAGGAGAGAAGAGCTTTCTGCATCATTTCTGCGAAATCATCAGAGAAGTCCTGCGCAGACTTGCTCATATCCATGAGGTTACTGATGAAGTTATCCTTCATGCTATCAAAGGAAATCTGAGTAATAGACTCGCGCCATTGCTCGGTCAGCTCATCAAGATTACCTGCAAGGTCCGCATAGTCTTCGAGTTTGTCAAGAACCGACTCTCCGTAAACAGAACGTCCTTTGTAATGCTTACCTGTTCCTCTGATCTTGTCAACCAAATCTTGGTATGAAAGCAACTTCTTCATTTCCTCTGGTGTGAGGGTGGTAATATCACCATTGAAGTCACTCTTCACATTCTGTCTGATTTTAGCCAACTGCTCATCGTTGAAGCCACTCCAATAACTACTCCATGAGTGGTGCGAACCATGATAACTCATCTGTTGCTTCGCAATCTCCATGACGTTGTGATTGTAAGTCTCCTGCTGCCGCTTGGCTTCCTTGTAAGCATTGGTGGACTCCTTACCATACGTACCTGTCATGGTGTCTTTCAGCTTGTCGATGGACTTCTGTAATCTCTCGTTGGAAGAAGTGAGGTTGTTAATAGCTTCCTGTACTTTCTTTGAATTTCCATCTCCACCGAACAGACTATTAAAGCCACCGAATGAAAGCGTGTTGAGGATATGAGAAACGTTGTTCCCGATACTCTTCAATGGCTTCATAACGATGTCACCCGATAGAGCATCATCGAGGATGCCCGTTACTGCGCCAAAGACCGTGTCCATGAGGTTACTGATGAGTGTTCCGGAGCCATCTTTCAGAATATCGAGGATGCCGAGTATTGCGGAGATTATTTCACCTGCCATACCGCTATCCCCTAAAGCTTTCGTCAGAGATTTGGCTGCGTCACTATCTTTACCGAGCAACCCTTGGATGCCCTTTGCTAGAGTGTTGGCAACGTCCTTCTGCATAGAGCCACCGAAAAGCTTGTCAAGCCCTAGAATGGAGTTTCCTATGCCTTTGAGCGACCCCGATGTGAGACCCTGCAAACCATTTTCAAGTTGCTGGAACTGAGAAACTGCCTTCTGTGCAGATGTCTGCAAGTCTGATGATGCCTTCTGAACTGACGAACCGAACTCCAAAACGTTGTTAGATGCGGTAGCAAGTACGCCCTGCGCTCTAGAGAGGTCGGATTCAGCCTTGCTGATACTTGTCTTGTCACCGCTCTTCTTAGCCTTGGCGAGGTCTTCCTGCGCCTTGGTGACAGCTTTCGTGGCTTCAATCTCTCGTTCCTGTGCATCAATATAGCCCTGCATGGCTGACTGATAGGAGTTGATGTCGTCAGAGACTTTCTTAAAGATGTCACTATTCCAGATGGTGGCAGAGCCTTGTAACTTGGAGATAAGTTCCTGTATGGTCTTCTGCTCATTAACATCTGTTGTGCTCTTGGAGAGTTCCTGCAGTTTCTCAATGGTAGGCTCTAGTTGGTCCTTGAACATAACACCGAAGTCTCCGAAGACGCTTCCCCAATCGATGTTCTGTCTGATGGCATTTATCTCGATGGTTTGGAGGTCCTTCTTTCTCTGCTGCTGTAGAGAGAGCTTCTCGCCTTCTGTCTGAGCCTTGGCTATCTTCTCCTCGTACTCCTCAGCAATGGCTTGCTTCTGCTGATAGAGAGAACCATACTCCTTCAAGTAGTCGCGCATAGAGGTGAGGGCTTCCCTGTTGACCTCATCAAGCTTCTTATTATACTCTTGGGTAGCGAGGTCTCTAGCCTTATTGAGGGCATTGGACTGAGCAGAGGTAAGGGTTACTTTCTTGCCAGCTTCCTTGTTTTTCTTCTTGAACTCTGCTTCCTGCTTGTCAATTTCGGCTTTGCGCTTGGCATAGTCGTTCTTGATTTGAGCAAGCTTCTTCTCCGTGCCTTCCTGCATGAGGGAGATAGTTTCATCTGTATTTTTCTGCTGCAAAGTCTTCAAGCGGTTGTTTAAATCCTCTTGGGCTTTGATAGTCTTGTTTTCTTCCTTAATGCGAGTCTTACGAGCTGTAACTGCCGCTCTTGCTGCCCTTCCGCTTACATCACCACCTAGTTTCGAGTAGGCATCCTTGGCTGCTTTCAAGTTTTGGGTGGCGGTTTCGTACTGAGAAGCGGTGTATTTGCTCTTATTTCTCTCCATAGCAGCAACCCTCCTCTTGGCTGCGTTATATTCACGCTGCGTCCTGTTGTAAGCTTGCTGATAGGTTTCCGTAGAACCATTGTTAGCCAACGCTTGTGCTCTTTTTTTTGCTTGGTTGAGGGATTGTTTGGCTGTATTCCATTGAGCCCTAAAAACCAAAGGTATTGTCGTTGCGCCAGTGACCGCCCAATTACGCTTCATCGCTAAGAGGTTATTCAGAACCTTTGTTTTCTCAGACTCCTGCATGCGGAGATTCAGATCAGCAGGATTCTTCTTGATGTCTTCTCGAAGACCTGCTATCTCTTTCTGAGCCTTATTGATGAACGCATCCAATCTACTCTCACCTGTGGCGTAGTTGATGGTTTCGTTGGCAGCTTGCCAATCGTTGGCCAGATTGATTGCTTCGTCATAGAAGTCAAAGATTTCTTGACGTACACTTTCGTTCTCCTGTGCTTCTTGCAAGCGAACTTCGATAGGCTTTGCGTTCTCGGCTGCTTGGTCTCGAAGTTGGATGATGTTGGAAAGCTTCTCTTCTGCTTGATCAAGGTCTTCTTGGGCTTGGCTTATCTGTGATGAGATAGCGATGCCCCCTTGACCGCCATTGGCTGCATCTGCTCTGAGTTGCATTTGAAGCTCCTCAACCTTCTTTCGGTACTTCTCAACTTCCTCAACTGCCTTGTCGTACTTCAACTCATCCATGCTCTCGGCAACTTCCTTCTGCGTCTTAGCAAAATCGGCAGATGCAAGTTGAGCTTGTGAGTATTGCTCCGTTAACTGAGGTGCGAGGTTGGAGAGTTTTTGGTAAGCTTCTGCCTTCTCGTATTCTGTAGCTGTCTCAGACAGAATTGTTCTGATAAGGCTTTCGATATTCTGCTGACGTTCCTTGACCTTGTTGTCAAATTCATCCCATGCTTCATTGGATTTCCTTACTGCCGTTTCATGTGCTGTTTCTGCGGTAGCTAACTTGTATACGGCATAGGTTACTGCTGCGATGGTGGCAGCTATCCAAAAAAGAGGACTTGAGAACATAGAAGCATTCCATGCGTCCTGTGCCCTTTTGCAGAGAAGGGTGACCTGTGCCCATATTCCTTTGGCTGCGGTGTCTCTTGCGGTTGCTGCGGTATTCAAACCTTGGGATGCGGTGTTAGCCGCATTGGCTGCTGTATTTGCTTCTGTGGCTGCGGTTGCAGCAGTTTCTCTAGCCGTTTGGAGTTGTTTTGCGATGGTGTTCCTTTCGTTAACGGCAGTGTTGAGTTTGATTTCTGCTGTCTCTACCTTCTGCCCATCTGTATAGGATTCCAGGGCATCATAAGCATCTTGGAGTGATTGAACCTCGTTGTCCTGCATAGCAAGTTTGTTCTCCAATGCCTTCACTTCCTCTGCGGCTGCGGTGGCTGCGTCTGCCTTTGCTTTTGCCTGCGCCTGTAGTTCGGCAACGTAAGCCGCGACCTCTTCACGCTTAGATGCTACCAGCTCTGCCTGTGCTGCTGATAATTGACCTTTGGCTACAGCTTCTTCAAGGTCTGTCTTCTTTGCTTCTTCCTTCATAGGGAGCAAAGATTCAAGAGCTGACAACTCGGCTGCATATCCTGCATTTGTTGTTGCTGTGTCAAAGGCTGCTATACTAACTGCCATTGCCTTATAAAGACCGATGGCAGATGCGGCTGCAAGGATAACCTCACCTATCTCCTTCCAATGGTCGATAACCTTAGATGTGATATCCAAAGCATCATTCATCAAGCCTTCGGTCTGTGTGCCGAGGTCATTGATAGCCATTTCGATGGTGTCTTGAATATTGCTTATCTGTCCAGTAATAGAGTGAGATTGCTTTTCCATCAATCCACCGAACTTGCCGCCTTCATTGGTAAGGCTCTCGATAGCCTTCTTGACTTCGGGGAAACCTACCTTACCTGCTGTCACCAATTCCGAAACCTTATCCTTGGTAACTCCGAACTGCTTGGCAAGTTCCTCTGTCAAAGGAATACCGCGACCCGTAAATTGCATCAAGTCTCTTGTGAACAATCGACCTTGTACCATCGTGGTACCATAGAGCCATGTGAGGTCCTGCAAGTTCAATCCCAATCCTGCTGATACATCACCGAGCCTTCTCATGGTATCGGTAATCTCGTTGGCTGCAAATCCGTATGCAAGGAGCTGCTTTGCGCCATTTACCACACCCTTCATGTCAAAAGGTGTAGAAGCAGCAAGGTTGGCGAGGTCCGAAATCATTCCCTTTGCCTTCTGTCCGCTACCGAGCATGGTTTCAAAGGAAATCTCAAACTGCTGAAACTCTCCTCGGACAGTACCCAGTGTGCTGATGATTTCCTTTGCCGTGAACCCAGCAAAAGCTACCGATGCAACAGACTTGATGCGATTGAAAACATTCTCAATGCTCTGCCCCTGCTGCTCGACTACTCTTGCTGTCTGTGACACCCCATCCTGCACCCCTCGAAAGGCTTTCAGTACGGATGAATTATCGCCTGTTATGTCAAACTTGATACTTGCCATTTTTTTATTCTGTCAATTACGTAAAGGTGCACCTCCTCACCCAAACCTTTATTCTTTACTTTGTTCTTGTTAGTGAAGGAGGTTAAATTGGATTCTCTTCGCTCTGTCTGATCAGCTCCATGAGGTCCTCTTTGTTATCTCCGCTGAAGACCTTTTCTGTTGCTGATGGAATGTGAGCCTTATTTCTTTCCTCATCGGATAGATAGATGGAAGTTATCTTATCCTTCATCATAAGCGTGAGGTTGTTGTATGATATTTCCCACAGAACATAGTCAAGGGTCCACTTGTATCTATCGCAAGCTGCGTCAATGAGAGAGCCCCAAATGGTTCTGCCACCAAAGATATACTGATTACTAGAGTCTTTGGCTTGGTTTATCTTCTCCATGCGCTCCGCTTCCTTGTCTATCCCACATTCCGTGATGATGTCGTGAAGCTTGTTGTCTGAGAGTATGGTGATGAGAAGGGTTGCTATGTCATCGTTATCACAGAACTTGAAGATGATGTTTTCCCTTGCCTTCAATATGCGTGAACTGAGCATATCGGATTTCTTCTGAAGAGTGTGGTAGGCTATTATCTTACAGCAAAGACTTCGATTCTCCTCTACTACACGGAGTGCTTCAATGAGGGGATTCAGCTTTAAGTTATCATCTTTGATACCTAGCTGCTTAATCAATGGAGCAGTCAAATACATCTTGCCTAAAGTCTGAGGGTAGATAAACAAATGTCTTCTACCTACCTGTATGCCTAGAGGTGTATCTGTTAACACCATGGCTATAATAGCGCCAATTTCGATGTCATTCTTCATAAGCCAATAAAATTTGTTAGCACCCAAGGCAGGACTCGAACCTGCGTCTTTCAACCAGCATTTTAAAGACCAACTGGATTTCATGTGACGGACTTTGGTCTCGCTCTAACCAACTGAGCTACTTGGGTAGGTTGCCGACTGATAACCCTCAATCGGCAGAAGGGTGAAAGGAAATCAACGTATTGCCTTAGGGTTCACCTTCGACCTGTCCGTTTGTTGGAATGGTTATTTCCGTTGTTGTGTCTGTAGCACCTGCAGGATGCTTGAATGTAAGAACGTATTCGTCTGTCTTTCCCTTAGCCTTCTTGGCTGTGATGATGCGCCAACGGAACTGACAATATACGGTCTCACCCTTCTTGTTGGTGGTCTTTGCTACCTCGTCACCCTCTGGCACAAGAGCCTTGTGGGTGTACTGCATCAAAGCACCATCCGCAGAAGAATATGATTCCTCTACGCTGACGGTTGAATTGCCAATATAGCAGCCAGGGTTCTCTGCATCTTCCGGCTGAACAGCGATAGCGTAGTTTCCTTCGATAAGTCCATCAATGGTAGGGAATGGCTGAGGTAAGCCCTTCTTGATGAACTCTTGATAAACGAGTTCGTAGGTGGACTTAGTTGTCTTTGAATCGACAATACCGCCACCTTCCTCCTTAGCTTCTGTTGTATCACCCTTGGTAGGGTTCAGCTGGGTAGTGTCCTCCTTTGGAGTGTCGAGTTTCTTCCAGTTGTTTGTAGCATCACTAAGGTTACGAACATAGATGGATGGTTTTCCCCATGTTGTTACTGACATAATCTTAATCGTTTATAGTTTGATACAATAATTTGTTATTAATGATGTGCTCACTTGTGCCCTCGCAAGCTATTACCCTCTGTTCACTCATAGACAAGCGGAAATCTGATCCATGAACTGCTTCGAAGGTAGAGAAAGAGAGTTGACATAACTCACGGAGCCTTGCCGTGTTCTCTTCCTTTCGGGTATTGCCTTTCTTTGTGATAGCTTGATCTTGAACATAGATGTTTACATTCACAAAAGCTTCTTGGATTTGCGAGGTTTGATTTGCTAGCACTGAGATGCAAATATCTTCCTTGCCAGTTGTACCTGTTCCATAGAATGGTCTTCCTCGCTTGCAAAGACTACCTGTTACAGCAGTCTTTAATTTCGAAGAAGAGATAATGTTGTACACATCATCCTTAATATCAATATCCGATTTCATAGCTTTATCTGATTGATTCTACTTACAGCTTTATCCACAGCGAGCTTTAGTTTACCATCAACGACGGAACGAGCCCATAACTCAGTGGATGCAAGCACATCTTTATTTTCTTTAGCTTCTACAAAGTCTGCATAGTTCATAGCCGCGACTACTACCAATGCGTAAACCTGTGAGTATTCCTTGGCTAGGTCAGCTATCATTTGTCTTCCTTCTTGTGAACCATTAGAACCATTGCCTATGGAAGCGAAGGCTGATTCTACTTGTTTCCTTCCGTAGTCAAAGATGGCATAACCGATGGAGCTTCGTAGGTTTCCTGTATGGTCTATCCAACTTTCCTCTGCCGTGCGGTCTCTTATCCTTGCATTACATTCTTCTCCTAGCTTGGCATAAGCAGTGAGGATTTCTTGCTTTATTATCGCCATAGCGGACTGAAAAAAGTTATCGAGCGCAGACTGAGAGGTTGAGAGTTTTATACCCATATTTTACATTGCAGTTGATAACGATGAAAGCCGAGTACGACAAATTCCTTCACTTCGTTTCCGAAGAGCTTTACACGGATTTTGTCTCCATACTCGAAATCACGGCATGCTCTAGGAAGGTTGTAGATGGTGTAGGAATAGTTCTTTGCAGAACCATCGGGGATAGTGATAACGTTTGCCTTGCCTGCAGGAACAATATCACACTTACAATAGTTCTCCACCCATTCTTCTGAGCCTTCAACATAGTCTCCGTTATCGTCTTCATACCCATCAGTTACGTGTAGGTAATCTAGGGTATGGGCAGCGAAATCCAATACAGCCATATCTTAACCTCCTATATAAACCATCGGTTGACCCAGTGCAGGGGATTCACCGATGGTTTTGTATAAAGCATTTATTCGTACTAGCAGCCTTTCCTTATCCTTGTCAGATAGTGTTCCTATGCTCTTGTCTGACTCGGATAAGCTTACAGCTTGTATGAGAGAGTACAGACAATCAGCAAGCGCACCTTTCCATTCCTTGGACTGAGCGACCTCAAATGTATATTCATCATCACCATTAAGCTGACGTTCTATCATCTTATTCTCCACGAATCCTAAAGGGATAGGGTAGTGGATTTCATCAATCAATGCTTGCTTTATTGTCTTCATATCAATTCAAATTAAACCTCTGGAGTGAGTTTAGAGAGAACTTCGGCTTCCTCCTCATCGCTGAGTGAGTTGAGAGCCTTAATCAGAGTCTCATCGGTTGGGTTAGTCTTCACATTGACACCAGCAGCCTTCAAAGCAGCGATGAGGTCAGCCTTCTTATACTTCTTACCCTTGTAAGTTGTATACTTGTCGGTATCATCGGTAGACTCGGCATTCGTATCAACCTCCTCAGACTTGGTAGTGAGCATATAAATCTGATCTACGTCCTCGATTACTGGTAAGCAGATAGCCTGTCCTGCGGTAACCTCCTGCAAAGATGGCTCATTCTTGGAGTACTTAGAGATAAGCTTGTAGCTGTCAACGTTAGAGTACTGAACACCTGCTACTCGGTTGGTGTCTTCTGCAAGGGTACCCCAAACGAAAGAGCCTACGTTGGTGTTACAGATGAAGATAATGTTATTCTCATTCCATGGCTTAACTGATTTTGGCTTTCCGTTCTTCTCGATAATCACGGTTCGGTTGATAACCTTGATGGCTGCACCGAACTCATCCTCGAATGCTTCCGAGAAAGCTGACTCCGATGGTGTCTTGAGCTTGGTATTTTCGGTATAAGTCTTACCCTCGTAGTCGGCAACAAGCTCTTTTGCCCATTGCTCCTTGCGGATTTTCTTAATCTGCGTCTTAGCGAGCATAACCTGTATGATGGTATTGTTATCGGCATTTGCCTTATCGAAGATTTTCTCGAAATCATCACGGGTAGTAACACCATTGGTTGCTGTTTTGAAGCAGTTTGCCTTAAAATATCCATAGTCAACACGGATAGCCTTACCCGAATTGTCTGCATCTTCAACGGCAATAATACCATTAGAGAGACCTGCCAAGAAGTTCATTTCGTTACGCTCTTCGAGACCGACAGAGCAAGCGACACCATCATTCATGAGCTTGTTGATGATACGAGCCTTTGCAGTATTAGCAGCCTGTCGTGTTGATGTAGCCTGCTCAACCAAGCCTTGCGCCTGGAATGAATTGGCTCTCGCTACAATGTTCTCATACTGAGCCTTCATGATGTTGATGTTGTTGATATCAGACTCGAAAAGAATCTTCTTCATCGCAATCTTTGGCAACTTACCATTAGAGGTTGCGATTTGACCACGCTTCTTCAAAGGAATGTCTGAATCCATCTCAACGATGTCGGCAGCTACATATGTGGTCTTAGCTGATGAACCTTCCCACTTCTGATCTGGAGAATACACATCGGTAAGCATCTCCTTGTAAAGATAGGTACGCTCCTTCGGATTCTCCTTCTCCTTAACATACAAGCTAAGTTTAGGGAAGATAGCTCGGATAAACTGAATAAAAAGTGATTCGTTCATATAAACAATCTTTTAAGTTAAAAACTAGAGCACAACTTAGTCATGCTCAAAAATAAGACTTGGGAGAGCTGTCTTGATGGCGGTTCTCTGAGTTTCGTCCTTGAACTGATAAGGCATTGCCACATCATTCACGCGACCATTATCCATAATGGCAACCGCTTCACCCTTCATGCGTGAGCGAACGACAACACCAGCAAATTCTGCTTCGCTAGCCTTGTCTTTGTACTTGCCATCTTCGGTTTCAAGTGGAGAATACTCATAAACATCATCAACCTTCTTGCGGACAATGATGTGACCTGCCTGAATAACTTCATCCTTGAAGTTGGCGTAGTCGAGTGCTCTACCGCCTGTGATACCACCGAGATACTGACGGATAACCACAGCGTCCTTACCCATGTCGTAGCCTTTGGTTTTTGGCTTGTAGTCTTCTGCTACCATAATCTAATAATTTATTAGTGAAACAATAGATGATTACATCTTAGCCAGCTCCTTGACTTCATCATCAGACATTAACTTATCTTCCTCCTTTGGCTGAGGTTTGGTATCGGGAGCAGGGATTCGTCCAAGCTTTTCAAGACCCTTTTCAAGTCTTTCCTTGTTCTCTTCCTCAATATCTTCCTTCAACTCATCGAGGTAGTCCTCAAACTCCTCTTCATTCTCAAACTTCATGTGAGAGAAAGATTTAAGCCGACGCTCTCCGAACTTACCTGTGTCCTTCAGCAGTTCCCTTACCTTTGCGGTACGGCTGCTTGTGGTATTGCCAGACTTCAATGCAGTTACATCGCCTTGGAGTGTAGCAACAGCCTTTGTAAGTTCCTTGATTGCGGTGAGGGTAGCGGAGTCATCATCATCGCTATCCTTCTTGCCCTTCTTGCCCTTCCGTGACGGACTTCTACGTGCTGGATCGTCATCTGGATCTGGATCGTCATCTGGATCTGGATCGTCATCTGGTGCAGGATGAGCGTTTTTGTACTCTGAGACTTGGCGGTCTGCTGCGGACTGAGTTAACTGGAGTAACGGCAAGACATCATCAATTGCGTCACTAATACCTTCACTAACTTCTTCGTCAGTAGCATCATCTTTGAGTTGAAGTTTGTTGGCAACATTGGCGGCAACACCCTTTAACTCCTTACGACTGAACCCCAATGCCTTAATGTCTCGATTGGTTTTCAGTGCTTCAAGAACTTTTCTGTAATACTTGTTCATTGCTTGTTGAGTTATATTTAACAAAAAATGGTCTGCGAGCGAAATGCAGGCAGACCAAACGTAGAACTCGGTGTAAGAGCAATGTTACGAAAAGTTCTGTCACGTGCATCTTCACACGCTTTTATGGGTGCAAATATACGAAATATTATTTAAACAACAAATAGTTTTTGCAAAAAAGTGAGAAATTATTTTCATTTCAATAAACAAGGGAGAACTTCACAGCCCTCCCTTGGAAGATAAGATGCAATAAAAATGCACTTAAACGTGCAAAATATCTTCTGTGTTTAAGTTAGATTCTTTTGGTATGTAATTATGGGTTTGAGGTATTTTATCAGCTTAGAACTTATAATTTTCCTCTATCGTGGTAAGAGTAATACTGATCGGACTTGCTACTGATGATAACGTGGTCCATAAAATACAATCTCATAATTTCACAAGCCTTCTGTATCTTATATGTTATCTCATCGTCGGACTTTGATGGAAAGCAGTTAGAGCTAGGGTGATTATGAACCAATGCTATTATTACGGCATTGCAGGAGATAGCTTCTTTACACACAATTCTTACGTCTATAGGGGTTTCTGATATTCCACCTTGTGACAATCGAACCATTTTGATTAATTTGAAGTTGTTATCCATACAGAACAGATAAGATTCTTCTATTTCTAAATCCTTGACGTATGGTAAAATATAGTTGTAGATGTCGAGGGAACTACCCAAATCTGTAAGTTCTTGCGACTTCTCTTTCATAAATCTTCTGCCAAGTTCGAATGCAGCGAGTATAGCGGTAGCCTTCTTTTCACCTATTCCTTTGATAGATGTAAGCTCCTGCAGTGTTCTCTTGCTTGCCTTTCTGAGGGAATGACTACCATCAAAGATTTTTCTTATTGGTTCATTACCCTGTAGCATAGGGTCTATACCGATAATTGAAGCAATAAGGTTCTCGTTACTCAGATATTCTACCCCATATTCCTTTGCGTATGATGTGATAGAATCGTACTTGATAGTTCTTGCATTATCCTTCATAAGATACCTCCTCTATGTCTTTTGAATAATTGAACACAACATCAAAACTGAAACCCAATTCAGTAATGAGGTAGAAATGAATATCCTCCCAGTCCCAACTTAAAGGAATGCCTTTTATCTTTTTAGACTTTTCGGCATCCATTGCTATGATAACGTTCTCTTCCATTGCTCTATCTTATTTTTAAAAGTTCATAACTTTCGTTTCATATACTATGAATCCTATCTGATCCGCCACAATCAGTTTCAGATGATTTCCTCCTGGTCCATTAATATCACCATCATTCAATCCGATTTCGTCTAACGTAGCTTTAATGGCAGTTTGGTAATCTCCTATACCTTGAATTAATAAGCATAGGTCTGGTCTCTCATTAAGAAACTGATGAAAACCATATAGGCTATATGAGCCTTTTTTGATGAGTGAGAAGAAATCTTTCCATTCATCACCACTAATCTGCGTGGTCACGGATTTAAGCTCTTCTATTGTTGTGCAGTTGTTTTCCATACGATTTCATTTAGCGTGATACGATGAAGTCTTTATCTGTAAAATTCTGATCCTTATATTTTTCGAACAACTCTCGGTCGCTGATGCAATCATTAGCACATGCTAACTCTCTGAATGAAAGTTTGTACCCAACAAACTTATCTTTCAATATTTCGATTTTGAGTTCTTCTTTCTGAAGTTCCGATAATTCATATACTGTCATATCCGTTTCCTCCTATTAAACATTGCTATCCAACAATTCAAATTTTATTCCTTTATCAGTTTTCTTAGCCATCCATTTTGCTGTAACTACGCCTCCATTCCATGCTTTTATGAGGGGGAGAACCTTACACTCTCCTACATTTATAATCTGTGTAATATACTCGCAAGCACCTTCAAAAGTGTTGAATGCGTGAAGTAAAACCGTATATCTATCTGATTCTGTGTAAACGTTCATTGCTCTTATCTCCTATACTTTAAACCAATTCATAGCTTTCTGTATTCTCGTTGTATGCTACGACTCCTTTCTGCTGTAAATTACAAAGTGCAGTGTTGAAGTTGTAGATACTAAACTCTGCATCTGTGGCTTCAATCAAGCATCCTTCTTGGTAGCCGAACTTGACCTTTTTCAAAGCCTTTGTAATTCGCTTCTCTAACGCTTCTACTGTATAAACTTTAACCTTTTTCATTGCTCTTATCTTTTAATTGTTATTTTATTTTTGATAGTGCAAAGGTAATCATTTTTTAGCTTTTGACCAAATTTTAACCGCATTATTTTTCTTGCTTAACTTTATATAACTTATTGATTACTAGAGTGTTAAATAAAACCTATTTTCCTCTGTATAAGGCTTTTTCTGAAAAATGATATAAGGATATGGGGAAGAAAATAGAGCAGCTTAGAAAGGCTTGTGTGGGATTTTTGCCATTTCTTTAACCTAACAAATGTTACCAAAAATTACAGGAAGCTAATTTGACAAGAAAAACGCAAAAACTGCTTTTAACATGGTGTTACGGAGTGTTAATACTAAAAAAATGCACTCTAACCTCACGGTCGGAGTGCACTAAGAGCAATGAAACGTTAAAGGTAACGTTTCAGCTGCAAAGTTACAAAACTTTTCTGTATCTTGCAAATTTATACTATACTATTTAACAATTGTAAATCATTGTCTCTATCGAAGTCGTATGGATAGAAGGTGTTGGCAAGGGCATCCATCTTGTCGGAAGAACGTTTCAGACGCTTCTTGATTTCGTCTTTTGGTTCCATGATGATTGAACCATCTGACTGAAACAGCCAATGCACTTCGCACAATTCTTGATCCAACTCATCGTCAGGTGGGAGTGCTGCAAAGAATCCATTCTTCGGGTTGAGCCAGTCACGTATGCACCAAAACAAATAAGCCCTCATGTTAGCGAAAGAGTAGCAGCCTGTCACATCATGCTTGTTTCTCACGCCTTCCGAGAACTTGCAAGAGAATGCAGTTAAATACTTTTGTTCTATGAGTCTTGAATAAACTCCAGCACCTTCTCCTATGGTATCAATGAAGGCTTTATTCTTGGAACTCAAACTTAGGTAGTGTGCGACTTGACCTGCGACTGCCATGTGGTCCGCATGACCACCCGAATTATGACACTTGATTTCTGAAACATAGTTTCCTTGTCGTGGAACATAGCAAGACCTATCGCGCCCCATACCTGCGACATCGACACCTAGGCGTATTGGCTTATGGGTGATAAAGCCACTATCTTTAAGTTCCTTCCATCTTCTATGGGCAATCTCGCACCATTCGTATGGAATGAGGGTATCTTCGGAAACCTTCGGAAACATACCGAGAACCTTAACACGAAAAAGGTCATTTGGAGTGTAATATCCACCTTCCCACACAAAATCACCACGACCCTCATCAAACTCAGACTTTCTGATCTTCTGTGCCCATGCTGAGACCTTATCGGCTACCCATTCATAGTCAACTTGACCAGGGATAATGTTTTTCTTGCTTACTACGTTCTCTGCGTTGAGAGATGATAATCTAAACTTCTTGAATCGGGGAGACTTCATGGAGTTGGCTGCATACCCTGTAGTAACGTTTGGGTTGAATACCAATAGCAATCGAGAGTTACCTTGCAGGTTACCCTCGATTGCATTATAGATGGTGTCCGAGATACCGGATGCTTCAGTTACGATGAACATGGTGTTTACAGCATGGAATCCCGACCAAGCCTCTGTGTTGTCGGCTGAAGATTTGAAACCTGTCAGATACCATTCCTCGTAATCTGTTCTGATACCATCCGACAGCAAACGACCAGGCAGAAAGCCTGCCTTTTTGTATAGACGTGCCACTTCTGGTATCATGATGTTTGTTACCTGTCTTCCTGTCGGTGCAGTAAGGGCAATCTTGGTGTTCTTTTCCAAACTGCCATCCTTACCAAAGCGAGGAGTGAGGTAGAGGAAACATAAAGCGGCTACGGCAGCGATGAAGTCCTTACCCCTTGCAGTTCCACTGGCTACCGTTGTCATTTTGTTCTTCTGAACAGAACGCAATATAGCCTTTTGCTCTTCGTCAAGGCGAGCCTTCAAGACTTCCTTGGCGAAGAGACACCAATCATTGCGCCATGCAATCATTTTTTTTATTGCTTTCTGTTCTGACATATTGCTAATTCAATAATATTCGTATTTTCTTGTTTCCTTTAAGTATGGCTGCTGCAACTCGATGATAACCATCAATAATATAAATCTCCCTATAAACAAACACTTTATTCGATTATTCTCATTTTAACCTTTCTCTCATGATTGAGCTTTGCGGCAACGAAACGATGATTTCAATCAACAATCATTATTCTTTCACTATTACCATCAGTGTATCTTAAAGCCTTGATACCGTCATAATTTCTTGATGACATGTATTTTGCAACATCTTGTTTATTCAAGAAATCTTGTGGCGTGTTAATGCTTGAATTTATGTCAACATATACATCTTTCCCAAGTTCTTTAAATGTTTTATCAATATCACCAACTTCTTGACTGAGGCTGTATTTCTTTCCATAGACCCTATGAAAAGAACCAATAACGGCTTCTTCGACTCCATAGGGTTCTTTGAAATGAATAAATTTATGTTCCAATTAGGAAATTTTCTATCAAGCTCGCTCACCCCACCACTTGCCTTACGGCTCTTGCTTGCTGAAGAACTGTTTGTCCCTCTTGTGCCATTACTTCGTTTACCCATAACCTAACAATTTAATTACTAACTATAATAAACTACTTTGAGAGCTTTGGGAAATCCTGCATGTTATCAAGCATATCTTCTACAGAGAAGTTCTTTACTTGAGTATCATACAAGGTCTTTTTCAGCTCTTGGTATTTTGCTTTTGCATCAAGATCAAGCATACCGATGGTATCTTTCATCTTTTCAAAAGCTTTCAACTTATTCTTGATGATGATGATTGGTGTTACATAGACGGCATTATTTTCCTTACACCACTGCTCAATCACGTTACCACCTCCATAAACGATGAATCTGAATCTGTTGCCATTTGCTACGAACTTGGCAATCTCGTATTCAAATTGCAGTTCATTTAATCGGTCTGTACACCCCCTTGTGGCGAATGATGAGTAACCTTTAGGGACACCCATCAAATTCAGCTTATAGAACTTAGGAGCCACATTTAAGTCAACAAATACACCAATCCCCTTTTCCTGCATAGCTCTCGCAAGAAAGCGTTTCTTGTAGATAGCCTGCATACCAAAAGCTATTGGAGTATCATTTGATAAGCTGAAGTTAGGCTCAATGATGCTGCCATGGTTATACTTCAAAATCTTCTCTGGCTTCTCATAGATTGACCGGAATCTATAATCATCAGTATAGAAGTGGAGTGTTCCCCTGCCATTCATATTCGTTGTTCTTGCCTGCTCACCAAAGCAATAGAATGGGATTTCTATGTACTGAGGTTGCACATCAGACAACAAACATGGTATCTCCAACGGATTGTCCGTAGGAAACAAGCAGTCTGGTATATACAATTCTCCGTTATACATAATTATCCTTCTTCATCATCGGGAAGCTCCTTCATTAACTTCTCGAATGGGTTTTCTACTAATCTGTTATCTACTTGCTCGACATAGCCACGCTTCTTGCCCTTAGTTTTCAGAAGGAAGATGATTGCAGTTAGATTACCTTCATTCACCTTTTCGACCAGCTTGCTTTCAGTAAAGTCAAGAATGCCTTCATCTATATCATCCAACATCTTGGCTAACTTCTCATCCTCTTTTCGCCAGTTATATAAGGCTTGGCGTGTAATGCCCAAAGCTACTGCCGTAGCAGCCATATTGCCGCCCTTCTTTTCGTAAGCAGCGGCAATTTTTTTTAATTCTGTTCTTCTTACCTTTGTCATAATCAACCTTTCTAACTTGCAGATGCTATGACAGCTTTCAAAGCATCTATATACGACATATTCTTACACAACAAAAGTGATTTCGAAAGATGGTCTAATGGTCCAAGTCCAGGAAGCAGATTGATATCTATAGGATAATATCTACCATCTATTCCCTTGCGAAAATCAATTCTTGCGTGAGATTTCAATCCTAAGTAAAGGAATATAGTTCCTGCCAAATTCATTAACCTGTCATCATTCATTGCAGAACAGCATTCCTTAAAACCAACTTTGCAATCTCGTGTTTGGATGCCATTGGTTTCATCGCAATCAATAGAAATCGAACACAGAAGTAAATATTTATGGTTATTAATGCAGGTTACCGTGCAATCAGATCCAGCAATATACTCCTCAACAATACTTTCCATTCCAAACTCTTCTTTAAGGTATTTCACCTGTTCCATTACCTCTTTTGGGGTACGACAGATGCTTTTCTCCGATATACCAAAACTATCACTTCCATATCTAGGTTTAACAAAATATGTCTTACCTTCTTGTAATGATGATAAATGATATTGTTTCGGTGCTCTAATACCGCAACTACAAAGGAAACGGAAGACCTTTTCCTTATCCTTTACCAATTCGTATTTAGAGAAATCCTCTGCTGTTGTTTTTACACCTTTTGCTCGGATAGTCTTGATGAGAGATTCGCTTGCGGTTCTAAGTAATGCCACATCTTCCTTTTGTAAGAAGTCTAGCTTATCGTTTTCATCTACAACAGCTAGTTTGACATTATCTTTTCCTAAGGCTTCTCTATAATATCTGAAGACGGAAGAAATTCCATAGTTCTCCATCTCTTCTTTACTTGTTATGCTCCAAATCATTTTCTTTTTCTCCTTCCTTTATTTCGATTAAACGTTCACTCGCTAACTCTAACAATTTGGCAAATGAGATACTTGGGGATTTTATGCCAAACTCCTTACCTATCTCTTTTTGGATTTTAAGCAGGGTTTTCTCGTTATCTTCATCGGAAGCTAAAACGAGAGCATCACTTTTACGTGCTTGTTCACGAATATCTCCATACAATGTGTCCAGACTAGCAAATGAACTAGGGTAGAGGATGATGGTGAATACGAAATTCTCCTGCATGGCATATACATCTATACCCTCTGTGCTTATTGGCTTAATCTCGTCAATGTTCACATGAGCAAACTTCTTGAAGTCGATAGATTGAATTGATGCAAACAACTTCTTCAAGATGCTAACATTAGCTTCACCATGAAGGGAGTTGTGAGATAATTCAATAGCAATAGCTTCATCATTTGTAATCTCGCTCTCTTCTACATATAAGATGCCTAGCATTTTATAGTGCAGTTTCTTGCATGCCCTCAAACGATGATTACCGCTGATCATGATGTATCTACCATTATCCTTCTTGATACAGGTAGGCACACTACTCAATCCAGACTTAGCAATGTTGTCTGTTAGTTGGGCGAAGTCTTCACCCGACATTTCATTTGCATTGATTTCTACCTCATCTATGAGGTTTATATCAACTTTTGCGTATTTCCATCTATCTTCATTTTCCATTCTTCAACGATTTTTGATATTTCTCAATGATTTCCTTATTCGTAGGGTATATGCCAAGTATTCCTTCGTAAGCAAGATAAGATGATGTGCAGTGTTCCTTCACTTTTTTGTACACGCCACGATATTTCATACTCACTGGCTTATGAGTATAAGCGCAGGATATAACCTTCTCGCAAAGCTTGCGCATTCTTCTGCTCAAATATCTTTGAACGCCTACAGACTGAATGCAATACAATATGAGTTTACTCAATCGAGGGATTGCGTTATTCGTGCAGAAGTCCGTTAACTGAAACAAATCATACCCCTTGTGTTGAGGTAGCGTAAAACCAAATCCACCTAGTGTATATTTGTCGTATTTCACCACAAAAGCAAATTGACAGACACTACATTGGTCCACCTTCTTGATATACTTCTTTTGCAAGCAATGAAGTAAAGGTGGGGTTACCCGTTCAATCATCAGTTTGCTTGCGTCTGTAATCTCCAAATCATCGGGAGGTACAATCTCGTTGCATTCGATTCTGTATGAAGAATATGAGGTGCTTGCATTATTTTGTGCAGTTGGCTTATTACAATAGAGGAACCTTCCAGCAGACCGTCTTTCCCCACTTGAATTATTCCACATAGCTATCTTATGCAGGTTTCTCAGATAAGGGCTGTTGCTGAAATAGTAGAAATAACTATCACTCGGAATACTTTCCACAAGATTATAGTAGTCGTTCCTTGCAACAGAAAAATCTGATTTCAAGTCACTATTTTCAGAAATGAGTTTGAATGCTCTCTTCTGCTTCTTCTCTATTCTTCCGTAATTAAAGAAGATTACCTTCTTGTTCTTGATGGCTTCTTCTAGTGTTCCAACATGGAAATCACATGTAGTGAGCAATCTCATCAATCGCTCATTTGCCTTCTCGGTTTTCTCGATAGATTCCCTTGCCTTAATTTTCAACGCTTCGAAGATGGCACTATTTCTTGCCGATTCACTCATGAAATATTTTTGCAGTTTCACGGCATAAAGAGCTAGCGCAAGCTGTCTTGATGGTGTAGGATTGTTATAGTCCTCCAACCATGCAAGCTTATCCTTATATGTTAGTGATGTTTTACCATTTGCCAACATATAGAGCAGATAGCAGTAAGCATCTTGACAATATATAGATACTTCCACCTTATCAAGGAAGAATAACTCATAGTAATACATAAAGCCATTTACTATGCAGATTTCCTTGTGCCCGTTAGCTTTTACAGCATCATATAGAGCAGAAACCATTTCAGAATTGTATGGCAAAGGCATAGTCATAAAAGCTTCTATTGCGCTATATGGATTACCTTGATATAGGAGTGGGCATAACTCATCTGGAGTATCATATTTAAGCCCTGTAACCTCACAAAATTGCTTGTAAGATGTTATAGATTGATAATCTTCCAATTCGTGGCTTATAGCGTAATAGAATATGCGATATGCAGAATACACACAATTCATAGCTCGATAGAAATCATCAGTTGCATGGAACGTTCTAAATTCTATCGTCTTCGTCTTGAAGTATGCAGAAATATTCACTGCATGACGAATGAATCCCTTCTTAGACTGATTAGTGAAGAGAGTTTGTAAATCATCAAACGTCTGCGCATTTTTTACTCCTTCGAAATATTTTTCTGTAGGAATAGGTTTGGCATTGAATATGTTTTCATCCCAATCTGAAATTTTGGCATATCTTTTAAAATATGGATAGCAGACATAAAAGAATAGATATACTTTCTTTAGCTGATCGACTGTCAAATCGCCTACATATATATGGACATGAGTATCTATACTCCACTTAATCTTGCCACCTGCAGCAACCATCGATTCGTATACAGAACGGAGGTCATGCAGCTCTTTTAGGCAGCAAAGATGTAGTGGAGGGGTATTCACCTCTCCACCAAACTGCTTATTGCTTGAACAATCGGTATTATCAATGCTCTCCTCCTTGCTCCAGGAGTAACCTTCGGGCAAAGTTACCTTCGCCCTTTCAAGATTGCACATTTCGATTTCAATACCAAATGTTCTGTTTTTTATATCGCTATCTACATTCATGAAGCATATCTATTTCGTTAATAATACCTAATCTCTGAATAGTTCTTCCTGTTTTACGGAAGTCTATTCCTAAAGCTACACTTGCAAGCGTAATGAGGGATGATGTAACAGGTAACTCTAAGCCTATATGAAGTGCAATACTTTCCATCAGTACCAATCCCTCTGAAACGTCTTCTGTGATGTAACGTGAGTGAACAGATGTTGGGCTGATGGCTCTATCACTAGATTCTGAGTAACGATGCAAACTCTCTATTGGGTCTGACATATTGAAACCTCCTGCTTCAAATACGCTTGTTTTGAAAAAGCCCAAGTTTTTTAAGACTTTCATCTTTTCTTCGTCAAGTCTCATCAATAGATTGATAGTGGAGTCATTTCCTCTTGCGTATGCTTCACGATACATACAGAAATTTCCCTTTGAATATTCTATTCTCGGAATACTCATAATTGAACCTATCGTATGCAATACCATATTTGGATTGAGTAATGCAGATTCAAGCACGCAATATTTTGCTATAAAACCTTTGCTAATTTTATGCAGTTTCTCCATGCAGGTATCATGATTAGAAAAGCATGCTACAGGAATAACTTCATGCCTATAACCAACACGAAAAACAACTTCGTTTGGTTTATCATCCAACTCTACTCGTCCTTCCAAATATGGACCTGTTGCTTCAACTAACATTGGTAGTTTTCTGCAATGTTTCTCAAAATAGAAAGAGGATGCGTAACTAGAGATACAGACAACAATCTGATCATTGTGAAGGTATTGATGTATACGTTCTACTAGACCCTCATAGAAGTTACTCTGAATAGTACAAAATATAACTTCTGCTTCTGCAACCTTACTGAGGTCTTTAGAAACCTCTTTGATTGCAGTTTCTATGTAAGTTGATTTCTCTTTAAGAAAAACCCTTTTGCCGTTCTTGATAAGTCTATCAAAGGCATCTGATTTGTATGAAGATGTCTTTAGAAGTGTAACTTCATGACCTTTAATAGAGAGGTCTGCGGCAAAAGCTACACCCACGTTGCCCGTTCCTATAACTGCTATTTTCATGCTCTTTTATTTTAATTCTACAAAAATAGAGCGGCTAGAGGGACTCGAACCTTCGACCTTCACATTGGGAATGTGACGCTCTGACCGACTGAGCTATACCCGCAAAAGAGCGGAGAGTTGGAACCGCACCAACGACCTCAGTGATGGTATCACTGCGCTCTACTAACTGAGCTATCTCCGCTTATAATAACAATATTCTCTACACGCAAAAATGCTCGTCTTTCCGAGCCGCCAACCCTAGTGGGTATTCCGATGGAAGGAGGGATACCTAAAACAAGCTTTGCTCCGAGTAAACAGGATTCTTGGAAATTCCAAATTCCTCGACCTGTACTCCCAACTTTTCATTCAGCCATTTTGCCACTAGGTGGCGATGGCAAAACTCATCTGGCTTTTCGAAGCAACATAGAGCTACATCTTTTCCATTTGCCATTTTCTCTATTGCAGCGAGAAATGCTTTTGGGTCCCGATGAGCCAATATCTCAGAATTGAAACGTTGCACGTAATCTTCTTCCGATTTGGAGTTGTGAAGAATATCCCATGATGGTGACACGTACTTGTTTGACAATCCTGTAAACCATTTCGGAGGGTAGAGGGCAATGCCGATCATCATGATACCAGCTTTTGCTAACTTAGCTCCGTTTGAGAAGTATGATGTATAAATCTTCATTTCTTTTGTAACTTTTTGCAAAGATAGACAAAATTATTTAATCAACAAATAGTTTCTTGAAAAAAGTGAGAAATTATTTTCAAGCGTACATTTTCTTAAGAAACTTCTTTAGATATTCGTTATTAATATCCTTTAGTGGAGTAGGGGAGAATGAGGTATCTCGCTCTACTGTTAAGCCTAACTTTGTTGTTAGCCCCTGCAACTCGGTTAAGCTTGTGTAGCCGTACTCGCCTTCACCACTTCCGTTGATAGTGATTCCGTAGGCGATATTGTTCTCTAGGTCTGCTTCTAATATGAACCAAGACCATGCACCAACACAAAGGAAGAACTTTGCTTGACAGATGGCTTCTTCCTTTTTGCCATCCTGTGAGTAGAGAGGATATTTTTCCAGTCTCTTCTTAATTTCTTTCGTAATCAGTTTCATTGCTCTTATGTATTTTTTTTAGATTTCTACTTCATTTATTTCGTATTCACAATCAGAAAGAATATTCTCGATAGTGTCTCGCAAATCTTCCAATACGTCCATTTCATCTTCATCGTCTGCGTCAAATTCAGACGATTCGTAAACATTTGATGAGGTCCATTTACCATTTCCAGTTATAAAATTATAACCTTCCATTCTCGAGTAAGCCTTTCTTGTGTCTCTGAGACTTATTTCAACTATTACCTTTTTCATTGCTCTTATCTTTTAAATTGTTATTTTATTTTTGATAGTGCAAAGGTAATCATTTTTTTGCAAATGACCAAATGATTTGGGCAGAAAATACTTTTTGCTAACTTAGTTTAACTTATTGTTATTCAGATACTTAGCGTTTAGTATAGTTACCGCATCTACTATCATCTGACTAGCATCAATTCCTAATGATTGATAGAAAGCACCATGTCCGCAAAGTGATTCGTATGCAATTCGCATGGTTCTACGTTCATCCCTTGTGAAATCATACTTAAAAGTAGAAAAGATGGAGAGTGCTCCTTTCAAATCTCCATCTTTTAGCTTTTGCACACCTTGTGCAGTTTTACTCAGCTTCATAAGGCTCAATCTTTCTTGTTGTGAAATCGTCTGCGGTCAAGATGATTTCTGACCCATTAACCATTTCTTCGACTTTATCGCATGCGTCACTGCCATTGATGGCATCAACCTCCACTACCTTTTGCAGGTATTCGGTTACTTGCACTTTAACCTTGTGGATGGCAGCTTTCTCTAGTTCCTCTATTCGAAGATTGAACACTTCTAGGAGTTCTTTGATTTCCTTTTCGATTTCCTCGAAATCAATGATGATATCCTTCAAGCGTTTAGGTGCTCCGTTTATTCCATGACCTTCTTCGTCACACCAGTTTAAAGCTTCACCATCTGGATCGAAGTTCTCATAGTAGTTGGAGAGATGCGCCAAAAAACCATTCGGGTCATTGTTTGGCATTTCGATTGACATATTGAAATCTTTACCTGCAGGAGAATAACGCTGAAAACATACATCAACAAGTTTGTTGTCGTGGTCTAAGAAATCTACTGTCCAACCCTTGTTTTGTCCAATGCTGATAATCAAATCTAATAACTTCTGTTCCATTGCTCTAACATTTAAATGTCGTTATAATGAAGACCTTCACCCTCCTCTAGTACATGGTCTTCGTTTTCTACTAATTCTGAGAGGGATAACCAGCATCCACGATAAAGAGCCTTTTTGAGGTCTTGGTAACGTGCTTCTGCTACTTCCTTATCTGTGATGAGGGATTCTTTAAGTTGGTCCTCTGTGTAGAGATACCATATCAATTTGTATATCTTCATAATACTTATGTTTATTGTATGTGTGTAATCAGAAGAAAGCCATACTTTCTATTTAATGCAATATCGTATTCAATCAAATGGTCCTTGAAATAATCAAAGCAAATATGTTGCAAGCTTTCAAGTATACTTATTGTTGAAGACAGAGAATTGCTGTTTGAGCTCTCAAAACTTACTTGTTCGTTACCTTCCGTCCAATCTACCTTAAAGCTATGATTACGGAAAAAAAAGACATCCAACCCTTCCATTGAAGTCTATTGATGCAGGCTTATCGCTTTCATTTTTAGCGATCAAGGAAACCATCTTTACTAAGTCTATCATATCTCAATCCTTTCTTTGAAATCTATAATTTGGGCATTCCCTTTTATTAGCTATCACAAGCAGGACAGGGAATAACAGACCATGCTTGCAACAATTACCATATTCGTCGGCTGCTTCGCAAGTTTCACAGCCATAATAGGTGTTGATGTTGAATGCGCTCATAACTAAATCTCCATTGCCACTTCAATTCCTTTCTTTGGATTCTTAGTAGCTCTGTCTAGGCAAACCTTTCCATTGAACACACCCTTGACGATAGCATAGAACTCGGTGGTCTTCTCGCCATCTTTTTGTGCAGTTGGTATTTTGCCAACCCTTTCACAGACTATTCCGTTTTTAGTAAGGATGGTGTTTGTGACCATTTCTCCGTAGTAAGACTGCTCTGTGCGCTGTTGAATGACTTTACCGACTACCTTGACTTGCATACCTTTCTTGATGGCATCAATACCACCTTTTAAGCTATCCTCGTAGTTCTTCACCAGGAAGAAAGCATAAACGAACTGCTCCGAGAATGTGTAGTAGTCATTTGCTACTTTCTGCATTTCAACCTCGAATTGCGATTTAGGCTCTTTAGAGAGCGCAAAATCGCAGACCTTTGTTATGTATGAAGAGTCAACTGTAAACTTCTTTGAGTCTCTTATTTCCTCTAATTTGGCGATTGTTTCTGATGGGTAATAGTGACCATTTGCATAATAGCCTTTCTTGTAAACAGGGCACTCGTCATACTGAGCCTTGCACATGGCGATCATTTCATTCTTCAAGATGGCATCCGTATATCTACTATCCTTAGGACCACCCCAAATTGGGATAAGGTCTCCATAGTCATCATCGGTGGCATATCTGATGGTGTGGTCGTAGGTCTCATGAAGTTTGCGTGTAAAGTCTGAGAGAAAGTCAATGTACTTCAATCCGAACTTTTTTATGCACTCGCAACCTACTTGCAGTTCATCGCCAGTTTGCGTATTCTCGATTACGTATGCGTTGTTACACCAATGACCACATAGGTCGCATTTGCCGTAATCAGCTCCATGCTCCTTAATCTTGAATACCAACTCTTTGGTTGTATCAGCAGGAGTAAAGGCTCCATTCTTATATGTGGCCAGCAATCTCCAATTACTTTCGTCTGGCATATTGATGGTGAGGTCACAGATGTCATGCCAATACTTACCGATGATGGTTTGACAATCTTCTACTACCGCATGACGGAATAACTTTTTTCGTGGGTTACTAATGGTGTAGTCGAAACCTTCTACATTGCGCTTTGTCTTCTCAGCGAACTTCTTAAATGCGTCAACTGACTCTGATGGAATAAACGTCTTTATCGTATTCATTGCTCTTATCTTTTAATTGTTATTATTTATTTTGATAGTGCAAAGATAGTCATTTTTTGTGAATTGACAAAATATCAACTATCTTATTTTCAAGCACTTACAATAGTTTAACTTTTAAACTTCTTTATGGTCTGTTTGCTAACTTTTGCTAACTTTTTAATCGGACGTATTGTAGTTTGGGAAACTTTTACTATCTTTGCAGCATGAATATACAAGAATATCTAGAACAATGCTCTGTTAAGTCCGTGGACGAGCTTACAGACGAACAGGTTGTGAACTACTATACCAAAGGAAATGCAGGTGTAGCTCAAATGTGCGCAGTAGAATTAGCTCTACAAAACTATCCTATTAGCGGCTTTACGAGAGAAGAAATAATGCTCTCTATTCGCAAGGCAATGAAAACTAAAACAAAGTTTGGTCTGACCTATATTACCAATGAATCAGCCGTAGGTCCTACCGAAAGAAAATCAAGATGGGTGGTAGAACCATAGACTACCACCTATCTTTTTGTCGGTTTGTTTAGCTTATAATACTTCTCATAGAGAGCCATAGCTTCATTATAAAGCCTTGGCAAAACCTTTTTGAAGTATTTATTGTTAGACCAATAATTTTCGCTTAAATGGGCTATAATATCAGCTAAACAATTATGCAAACTCGATGCGAAGTAATCGACGTCGTGTCCTAACATTCCCTGTATCCAGTTGTGGTCTTTGTCGATAGCTTGCAAAGTATCAGAGATTTTGCCAAATTGTTCCATTACATCATACGTTTTGTCTTTTACGAGTTTGAGCTCTTCAAATAGTCTATCAGCGATTTTCCATTGCGAAACACCTTCTCCATCTACGTATCTATATTCGGGCTTGTTGTAGTCAGCAAAAAACCTTTTATAAAGATTTTTGAAGTCTGCATTTCCTTCCCAATTACCTTGTAATGCGGCTTTAGCGTGTCCGTATTCGTGATATTGGAGACCCTTGCGATACCATTCTGAATTTAAGATTCTTTCCTTCAGACCATCGAAGTCTATTCGCACATGATTGTATTTGCTCCAAAAGTATGCTTTGTTTCCGCTAAGGCTAATACAAGGAACAAACTTGTCAAAGCTATCATAAAACTCTTTCTTTCCGAGCCATTTGGTCGGACTCAATCCAATACCTCTAAAGCCTTCCACGATGGTATGAGGTGTATTGAAGGATAGCTTATCTAAGCCATACGCAATCAGATCTTGATCCGAAGACAGCTTGTAGATGTTGTACGCACCCTCTATCTCACGATAAACCCTTTCGTAACCTCGGACATCAATCCTTGCAGTTTCTATAGTCTTGATATAATCATTGAAGCGAGGAATCCATCTTGTAGGAATAATACTCAAATCTGCTGTTCTCAATTCGTTCAGATGGGTAGCAGCTTCCATGACCTCCTTCAAGCCGTTATGATACTCGTCAAGAAAGACCTCATAAGCCTTGCCCCAGCCTTCTGTTATGCGAGCCGATTCTACTCTTATCCAAGAATTGACGTTATCAATGTTTGGACCATACAGATTTTGCATGAGTTTCTTTCCTGCCATAACTGCTTCCTGGTCGTCTAATGCAGTCTCCAATTCCCAATCATCGAAATCATCTATTAGCTTCTTAGGCTTCAACGGAATAGAACGAAGGTCTTGCAGTTCCCTACGAGCTTCATCATAGGTAGCCTTCAACTTTGGTTTTATCTTGCTCACTGGTTCGAATTGTGTAGGAGTGATATTTGCAAACTTATTAGTTATGCCATCCATCCAATCGCCGAAATTATAGCTATAATCAAACTTTGCTAGATAACTTTTCTTTGTCCTGCCGAAAGACTCTACAGCTTGACGAACCTTGTCATCATACTTGTCGAACATATCTGATAATACAGAGCGTTCACTATCAGTCAGCATTCCAAAACTCTCTTTAAATTGATGTGTAGTGAGGAATTTTTCAAAGCTTGATATATCAACTTCATAGGCTTTAGCATTTCGCCTTAATGTCGCTATGTCAGAATTATCTACATCTATGTTGTATTTCAATAAGTCTCTGTTCTTCCAAGCAAGCTTTATGGCTTTTTCGTCTCTGTCAGCATGGCGGTACTCAGCCGCGTCCTCAACGGACAGGTGCCAATACTTTCTGTTATCCTTCAAGAAGTATGGAAGTGTTTCAGCTTGCCCGATTCGGCTGCGGTTATTGCGTACCCAGTCATTAAAGTTCTTTGGGGTGCGAGAAATCATAGCTGACTTCTGAATGGAAGGAGAACCATAGTACTCTTCATCGCTCATCACAATAGGTACAACATAACACATGCAGTTAGGATGCCAACCTAGGAAGACAAAGTCTTTTGGGTATATTCCCAACAAATCATCACAGATGTCGGGTGCAGGGTGGCGTTTACTCAACTTAATCTCATATCCCAAGATGAAATCAAATTGTTGCCAACGTGTCTGCTCTGCCTTTCGGTAAGCCATGTTTATCTCGGTTCTTGCCAAACGTATAGAAGCGTATTGGCAATTCGCGCATGTAGCGGCTTTTCCGAACTTTTCTGTATAATCAGCCTTTAATGAAGGATAGTCTAACAGATACTTACTGATTCGCTTACTGAGAACAACCGCAGACTGTCCTCTTTCTATTGCAGTTGATATGGTATGCTCCAACTCCTTTTTTAAGGCTTGTGACTGATACCATAGTTTCTGTGAAACAGACAACCCCTTATCAACCCTATTCTGAAAAGCCTTCAAAGCATCTGAATTAGTTTGGAAATACCTGTTGTACTTATCTCCTCCCTTCTCAAAATCATAAGCACGAAGTACCTTTCTTGCAAGTAGGTCCTGCATGATGTTACTTTCTTTCCACTCATTTGTGGTACCTGCATAGATGAGGTTATTCATCTGTGCAGCATAACTAGTCATGATGCCATTGATGGTTTGTTTCAGTTCTGGATAGTCCCCAAACAAGAACTCCGCAGAACCATCATAACCGACACCATCTATAGCAGTAGCAACTTGGCTAGCGATTCTATCATAAATGCTCTGAACTTGTGCCACGTAGTTAACTAAGCGTCTGTTCAGAGCATCGTATGCTTTCTTTTGATTGGGGATATTTGGTCTCATTTATTTCGGCTTATAATGTTCGTTTACACATTCCCTTTGAAAGAGGATAGCAAACTCCTCATAAGGGCAAGTGCCCAACGTTGGCTCTCCCGTAACACTAAGATTACGTGGATTGGAAACGTGGGCACATAATTTGCAGAACTGAGGTTCTTTTGGAATAGGCTTAACCTTCTTCTTTGGAGACATAGCAATTAACCTTTACCTCTACAATCGTATTGCCATCCTTCTGATATACTCTCTGCTTCATGATCTTGGATTCGATAGTATTGAGTACATCTTTCTTTGCCTGTGCGAGAGTTTCCTTTGTTATCTCACGCAAAGCTTCTCTCATGGACTTGACATGATGGTCTCGCTTGTAGTGGCGAATGTAATTTTTGTCGATACTATAAGCCTTGGCACATACCTTTGGCTCTAGAATTTCTTTCTGTTCGAAGACAGTTACACTGATAGGGTAGAGTCTTCTTGCTAACTTGAATAGCCAAATTGCGATTTTCTTCTTCATAACTTGTGCAGTTTATTGCGTTTATATTGTTTGTTCACCCATAGCAAAAGCAGACTGCTGTACTGCTGCCGCATTAAGTTCATCCTGTCGAATACCCTCCATTGTCTGCTGAGGGTCTTGCGACTGCCCAAGCTTAACGATGGATTCAAGCTGACTTTCTACCGGCTTACCACCATTAGCCTTTTGTCTGATGGTGATGTCGTAGCTCTCATCCTTTGGTATGTAAGGAGTGATGATGTGGTCGCAGGTGACGTTATCTATCTCCTTTTCCCATTTTGGATTCATGACCTTCAAGAATGCCTTGATTACATTGAACTCTCTTTCAAAGAACTCCTTGAAAGCGCCCGATTCCATGCGAACTTTCAGATGTGCATCTGTGAGCAACGTCTGTCTTGCATCGTAGCCGATATTACCAAGAGATTTCATGTTCTCAAAGCTAATATCTGGCATTTGAGAAAGCATCCAGTACAATCCGAGGAGGGTTTTATTCTGACCGCTAACCGCTTCTTGCGACTGATTCCATGATACGTATGAAATATCGCCATCATTCTCGACTCTCCATATACGCAAACTTTCTCCTTTTTTCTCCTGTCCGACTATGCCACCCTTGACTTTTGCGATTGGTGCAGAGTTATATGCAATCACGTTGCTATTGCGACTGATATTATACTCAAATTCACTTCGGATATTATCAAGCCCCTCGTAGATGGCATGAGGTCGAGACAGGTATACTCCAGGAATCTTACGGATGATGATTTCCTCACCACTCTTAGTGTTCCCATCCTCATCAACTTGTGCAGTTACTTCCTCCCACATTTCACCAAGGTTACTTTTCTTCCAAATGAAATGATAGTTTTCTGTAAAGGTTTCGAAGAATGTTATCGTCTCTTTATCGGAAACGGTCTTATCATATTCAAACGACATAGCTTGCATATCATCATACTCATCAATGATAGGGTACAATCTTACTCCATCCATAGGGGAGAAGGTTTTGCACTTCAACTTGTAGTTTGATTCAAAACCATATAGAGAGTTATGCTTCTTAACAGAATACCAGATGGTGAAGATTTCACAGCTTGCGAAATAGGCTAGTCCACGTTTGTAGTTCATGTTGTCAATATGAGCACAATCGTAGATTTTTTCTAATGCCTTTTGGATTTCCCTCTGAATATCATTTTCTGGAGTGTTGTACTTTCTCTTAACTGGTATAGAGAATGTAAATTCTGTTATTCTGTTTGTGAGCAGCTTTTCAAGGGCAACCGCTATACGGGATGATTTTTCACCATTGTCTTTATCACGAAGGCTTATGGTATCTGTCATTACCTTATGGCTTGCTGGCTCATATAAACTCAAAAGATCACTCCACAAAGGGACCATTACAGTCCTTCTGCGTAGCTCTTCTATCTTTTGGCTGATAGTATCAGTTTTCTTGAGTATTTCTTCGATGTTCATATCTTTACTACTTTTGGTGCAAAGATACTAAAAATATTTAATCAACAGATAGATTTAACCAAGAAATTGCATATTTATTTTCGCTTATAGAGCTTTTTATGTTTTTGATGATAATGAATAAAGGCGATACAAGCAAATCCGCTTATACCGCCTTAGATAGAGCAATAAAATATCTTATGCAGGCATTAGTAATTGTGCCTTTTCTTTGTTCACGATTTCTAATACCATTTTAGCTGCCTTGTTTACGTCTGTCAAAACAGAAACGATGAACTTTGGTTGCTTTTTAAGCTTGCTGATCCAACCATCTAGGTAAGCAGCGTTATTATCTAAAATGCGACTGCTAAAGCCTAGGACGTTTCCGATAAGAGCTGCTCCAAGCTCTGCAACCAACTCTTCTCTTGCATAGTCCTTTTCTCCTTTCTCTTCCTCAAACCCTCTATTCAATCTAGACTTGTGACCTGTTGAGTGAACCATTTCATGTAGAAGGGTTGAGTAGTATTCCTGTCCATCCTCGAATATCTCCTGCTTTGTATTGCCCTTCTTGAACTGACTTTTAAGAGGTGTTGTAATATCATCTACCCCAACTCTGTAAAAAGCTCCACTTGAATACTTGTCGTAGCGGATTGGGCAGAGCCACTTCTGATAAAGAAGCATATCATCAATTTTCTCGTTGACGTACATACCAGCCGTGTCTGTCGGCAACTCATTCTTATCTTTGAGACTGAACTTCTCCTTCAACTTATTCATCGTCTTAGGTGCTACCTCTTCGAGGTTGGTTTGGCTGAGGTTGAACACATTGTAGCTCTTCAAAAAAGGTTGGACTTTGCAGTCTAGTTGGGCTGATCGAGTCATTCCGTTGTAGCTGTCTTCTGTTATTTTGTTTCCATTCTTGTCTTTGTACTGGATGGACCAAAACAGAACAGGGAAGCTTTTCTCTCCTTTGTTCACACTAGCTCCTAATGCCTTTATCTGATTGAAGGTAGCAAAGATAGGATATTTGAATCTTTCTTCGTCCATCATGCAGAGGAACAGGAAGAATGAGTTCATTCCATTATATTCACGCCCTCCAAGGTTCACAGGGTTCCCACCATAAGATGTAGTAAACCAACCCATCTTCCAATCTCCTGCCTTCATCTTTTGCATTCGTGAAATCATCATTTCAGCGAAATGCTCTAAAACGTTGTCTGTCTTCATTGCTCTTACTTTTTATATGCAGTTATTATAACTTCTTACCATACATTCTTGCTACCTCATCGTAGATATATGCTCCGCTTGTATGAGGACTGCCAAACAATCCAAGAATACGGTTATCTACAGTGATGCTGTTTGTCTTGACGACAACTCCGTTTTTGATGTGGTCGCAATAAACTTCATTGCCGATATGGTAAAGCTCCATCTTGCGATTATAGCAATCTGTTCCAATATACTCCTTACTCATGGCGACCTCCTTTCTTTTGAAGTTGAACCCATGCGTGATACATTTTATTGAAGTTATCTAACTTCTGAAGGATTTCATCCTTGCTTAAAAAATGGTTTATCATGTCTGAATAAAAAATACCAGAATTATTATCCAACAAAGTGATGTCGATGAATCTTTGGTTAATACTTACTGATATGGTATTGTTATGTATTCTGTTAACCTTTATCAGTACAGCTTTAACAGCTTTCTTAAAGTGAATGTTTGTTCTGTCTAACATTTCATTGCTCTTATTGTGACTAGTTGGTTGGACCAGTCGTTACCTTTTTATTTACTTAATATCTAAGAATTTAGAAACCTTACTAACAATCCCCTTTGCTGTTGAACATGTTGAAGCGGTTTCAACTGCCACACTCTTGCCATCCTCCCAATAGGTAATCTGGATTCTCAACTTGTTACCATGGAAGTAGTTAGTTACATGCGCTCTAAGATTGCCATTACGAATGTCACCTTCGAAATAGTTATAAGCTCCATCAAAATCACTTGTAACTGCTGCTACAACCTCAGCTTTGTTTGATACGTTTATTGTCTGTTTCATTGCTCTTATCATTTAATTGTTAAACTTATTTGTTGTTTAATTAACTGATGCAAAGATACAAAGAAATTTTGGATTGACCAAACGTTACTTTCTTTAATCGCTTTCTAGCAACTTTATTTAACTTTTAAACCGCATAACTATCTGTAATTCAGATTGTTTTCTGCATAATGAATGCGTTGCCTTACCAAAACTTCCCCTACATCTTCAAGGCTGATTTCTCCTTTCTCGATTCGAGGATTCTCGCAGATTTTATAGATAACGGTGTCATCTATGCAGATAACAGGATATGGAGCCCCATCATCATTAGGACGATCTGAGAGGTAGACATGGCGAGCTGCTTCATTAATACGCTTCTCGAAATCTTTCTGTGATTTCAGTTTCTTTCTCTCCTGTTGTAATGATTGGTCGCCAAGAATTTCAGCCTTGAACCAATCTGTAACGTCTTGTAACATCTTCATTGCTCTTTTGTTTAAGATTATATACTAGTGTCTTTTACCCCACTTGATAGCGTTGTAAATGGCGTTTCTAAACATTCTTCTTTCCTCATCATTTTCAAGGAAGGTTGCTAATCTAGCTTGCTTTGTAGCAAACAAGAAATCTTTGTCTTCTTTAATTTCCATATCTACTTTCTTAATGATTTACCTGTGAAAGGAACAAACTTAGTGATGGCTTTTAACCTATCTATAGTTCGTTCTCCATATTTTGCTTCGAGTTCGTTTGCAGTTAAGTTGGTGGTAATGATGAGAAGCTTCCCCTTTTGCTCTGCTGCATCACATAATTCAGAGAATGTACATCGTACATTACCATAAACCTTCGACACCTCCTCTGTGCCAATATCATCAATATAAATGATGTGGAGTTTCAGAATCTCATCAATCTTTGTATTCAACTCCTGGGCAGTAAAGATATTGACGAGTTTTCTGCAAGAGTCTTGAAGGAGTAAAGGAAGTATATGCTTACCTATCAGAGTTTTTCCGAGACCACACCCACCTGTAATAAGAAGCCCCTTTCCTTTATTGTCTGTCATCCAATCAACGATAGGACGATAATTATTCTCGAGCCATTTCGCATGAGGAACTTCCCCACAGGTGTATTTATCAACGAAATAGTCTAGCCCCCCACGAAGCCTTTGTTCTGCGTTAGGAATCCTTATTCTCACCTTGTCAGCGAGAAACAAGTCTTCTCCCTTCTCGAATCTTTGAATAATTTGATTGAAATCTACATTCATAATTACCAACCTCCTTCGTTATAATCTTTGTTTTCCGAATTATGTAGAGCCGTACCAGATTGCTTTGTTCCGAAGTCTTTATTTCGTCTTGCCCAATTTTGTAGCCTTAGATTTAAATCCCATGTTTTCTCAGTCTCACACCTCATCCTAGTTTTGGACTTATTCGTTTCTGACCAATAGTCATAGAACTTTCTGATCATATCCTTGCCATAAGTTGCAACATAAGGAACTAAATCTTGACCGAATTTTTTCTTTCGCTTTTCGGTTGCTGCTGCAATCTCCTCTTTCGTTTTCTTAGGCTTATCTTCATTAGGTGCTTCTACTGGTTTAGTATCTTCATTCTTTAGCTCATTTTTAGGCTTATTGACCTCAGCTTCAAAATAGTCATCATAATTGCAGATAGTGATGATGGAATATAATCTTTCCGTATTCACTTCTATTAGCTGCATTTTTATTAGCTTTGACAAACAGGTTCTAACCACTTGTTTTCCTGCACCAATAATAGTGCTGAGTTTTCCAAGACTAGTCAAAAACTGTCCTCTATGCTCGACGATTCCATCATGCTTTACTTCTTTCTCTTTTGCATTGTTGAGCAAATATAGAAAGAGGGAAAGCATTTCGGGCTTATCGAACCAATCCCAATCAAACATGCTGCAAGGAAGTCTTATCCAATCTGCCATAGTTGTACAATAAAACCTCAACTTTCTTGTTTAGCTGCTTACGCAGGTGGAACCCAAACAATACTTATTGAGGTCTGAATATTTTTTATCCGAAAGTTCCACGTTTCAGAGATTTAATTTCTTCGGTGCAAAGATAATAAATTATTTATTGATTAAATAATATTACCGAAAATATTATCAAATATTAACTTTGATACCTTTGAGACTGCTAAGTTTCTTAACCTCAGCCGTATAGTGAGCAATCATATCTTCTAGTTCACTAGAAGTGAAGTGACATGTAGAATGCGCCTTCACGTTTAGCAGATCAAATCTTTGCTGCCCTATTTTTTGAATGAGGTTGCGTTGGTAGCCTATGAGGTGGTCCGCAGAGAAACGATTGCAGAATTTACATTCAGCATGGCAGTTATCTTCATTGAATCTAGTTGCCATGTGGCGGCGACTATGGAAGTGACCGCAGTCCACATCTTCAAAGCTCTTTATCTGCCCGCAGGATATACACCGAACATAACCATTAGCCATAACATCACGCAAGCGGATATAAAGAGAGAATATCCGATCGAGCTTTTTAACCAAGTTAGGTTTGCTCTTAGAAGTAGTCTTTTTTACCTCTTTTTTTTCGGTTTGAGCCGCTTTTGGCTTGCGGTTGAAATAGTATTTATTCATAACCATAGGACTCTTTAATACAGCTTATTTCCGTGATGGTATTCTCTGCTTTCGTTATAACGCATCTTCAAGTTGATGTGCTGAACGAGGTCGATTCCAAGTGCTTCTGCCCATTCAAAAACGGAGGAAAGAATACTTTTATATAAGACACAGAACATTTCTGCCTTTACACTTATAGATGAGTTAAGGTTGCACGAAACGATAGTTCTAGTAACCATGATGGCATTTTCGGTAAAACTATGCTCTTTAGCATACTTAACCTCATAGTCAAATGTGGAAAATCCGTCCTTTGCCTCAACATCACAAACACCCATCAAATCAAAAACACGAATACAAATATCTGCCAACTCGCTTTCTACTTTTCCCTCGATGGTATCAGAGTAGTATTTATTGAACAAACTGCCACCATGGTCGTTGGCAAGTACGGTTTTAAGACCTTCTTTGTCAAGGTCGTCCATATAGTTTCCTTTGCGGTCAGCTTGTACGGCTTCTGCTACTTCTGTGCAGACCATCATCAACCAATGCGCATTAGACTTTTCTTCTTCATGCCATCCATGTTTGACAGCATTATCGTAGGCTTTTTTAACCCACTCATTAATCTGTTTTGCTTCAATTTTCATAATTTAAAAACTTACGTTAGTCAATTGTTTGCCTAAAGACTTGATACACCATCTTGATGAACCTTGCACCTCTAGGTCTATTCTTAAATCAGAGACTTTTCCGAAGGAACGGAAACTACCGCCAAGGTCGATTATCCATCCGTCTTTATCCTTGAAAGGTCTGATAGCTCGTCTCACCATCTGATAGTAGAGACTCAAAGACTTCGTTGGTCTTGCCAAGATAACCGTGTCAAGTGCGGGATAATCAAATCCTGTTGTGAGAACTCCGACATTAGAGACAACCTTTATGGTGCCATCCTTGAACTTCTCCAAGATAGCTTCACGTTCTTTCTTTGGAGTCTCGCCTGTAAAGATTGCAGAATTAATACCTTTCTGTTGCAGTTTATCTGTCAATCTTTCCGCTTCTTCCGTGAATCGAGTGAAGACCAAAACTCCTTTTCTCGGTATTTTATTCTTTGGCTTCAATACACGTAGGGTAGTGGAAGTAAGCTGATCATAGAATCCGCTTCGTTCATATTCCAACTTTAGGGAGTTTTCATCAAAGTCATTTCCTGTTGAGTTGGCATGCACATTAGACATATCTAGCTGAGTGCAATCGAAGTATCTCAAATCGGCAAGATAACCTTTTGCAAGCAATTCTGAAATCTGACAATAGTACAGAACCTCATCGAATATTCTTGGTCTAGTTCTCGTAAGGAACTTTAGCATCGAGTTGCCATTAAGTCCCCTTCCTAGTCGATATGGTGTTGCTGTTAAGCCGATAACCTGTCTATCCGCGGCTTCGAAGAAGGTTTTGTATTGTCCACCTTTCGCATTACAAAGATGGCATTCGTCAACCATTACGTACTTGAAGTGCTGAAAGTCTTTCATGTGGTTCATAACGCTTCCGATGGTAGCAAAAGTTATTCTGTTTATATCCTTGCAACCAACAGAAGCGGAATATACTCCACAATCAAAAACACCATAGCTTTGCAGTTTAGCGAAGTTTTGCTCTAGAATTTCCTTTGACGGACAAAAGATGAGTAGCGGACTATCCAGCTTACTTGCAATATCTGCAATTACAAGCGATTTGCCTGCGCCCGTAGGCAAGATAAGAAGTCCATTCTTCTTAGTCTTGCCTGTGAACGCTCTGACGGCAGCATCACTTGCTTGTTTCTGATATGGTCTGAGTGTGTACATGATTACTCGTCTTCATCATTACCATTCTCATCATCATCACCGAAAGGAAGGTCATTATCATCAGTCTGCTCCTCAGCCTTTGTTTTTGGCTTTTCTACTTCGGGGAACTCGATGCCGAAAACTTCCTTCATAGCCTGCTGATTGACATCTTCCTGGCTCCACAAGCCGCTTCTATCCCAATCTGGAATTTTCTGAACCTTGCAAAGCTGGAACTTATCATCTACCCAAGCAAAGAAGAGGTAATGACCATTGAGAGCAATACGAGCGGTCTTAGTAGAAGGTAAGCGGAAACCCGTGACGCCATTCTTAACTCTTGCTGCCAAATCACTGACTTCAATAAGTGCTGATGCGTATGCATCTTCGGCATTCTTCTTCATCGTCTTGATCTGAGCAAGAACGGTTTCCAACTCTTCCTTGCGCTTTGGCACATCATTCTCCTGCTTGATGCAGTACTCTTCACGGATAGCGTGAATCTCGAAATCATCATACTTGCGGTCAACAACTTCATTGTCTGGGAAGAGAGCATTGAACTTGTCATGCAGAACCTTGATAGGTTCATCTGCACTCTTTGCACCTTCGCAAAGTACCAACACGTCCTTGAACATTTCTTTCTGAGCTTCGGTCAAACAAAACTCAATCTTCTCTGGTCTGTGACCATCCAAATCTGCTAACATAA